GCTTCTTTTTTCTCAATCTTCTTTCCATAAAGTTCGTATTTAATCTTTTCAATAATTTTCATTTTTAAATACCTTCCTTTCTATTATATAGATGGTAAAAAAAGAGCAACGGCGTAAACCGTACCCTTTTTAATCCATGAACTTATTATACAATGCTTTTAATAACATTCCACTTCCAAATACACCGACACCAAAAGCCACGATATTCTTGGCAGTAGTTTCAACATCATCTAGACAATCGTCATAACCTGTATCAGCGCCCATATAATATGTAGCGTGTGTAAGGTTTTGCAAATCATCTTGAGATTGAAACTGATTGTCTTTAGTTACCGCTTTATATCGGTCATTCAAAAGTTCCTCATGTTTTTTAATAAAACGTTGTTTCATAATAAAATTCCTCCTTTTCTATTATACCAATAGAAAATAAAGAGGCTATTTCTTCCAACCACTCCTGATCAAGTCGCAAATAAACAATACCACAAAAAAACCACCGATACACAATACATAAGTCTTATTCATTTCAATCCCTTACCTTTCGTGAACATATCAATAACCTTCTGAGTACCATCATCAAACTTAGGTTTCATGCTAGCTTCCATGTTGTTCATATCCATACCTTTGTTTTGTTGGTTCATAATCTCATCAATCTTAGCTTGTTGCTCTTCTGGTGTCATGTTTTCAAAGTCAAGGTTTTCAATATCCTCCATAGACTTACCACCAGTAAACTGCTCCATCACACCTTTACCTTGTTCCTGGTTGAGTTTAATCTCAGACGCATCTAAGTTAATACCTTCAGGCCCTCCAAGCTTGATTGATTTGATATCAAATTTCATACCACCGATACTAACAGAACGTCCTGGCGTTTCAACTTTACTCTCAGGCATATTCAACTTCATTCCCTTAGCAAATCCCATAATACCATCAATTGTAGAAGGTTTAACATTTATATTACCGTCTGTAGCCTGACTAATTCTTTGCGACATATCCGAACCAGACATCTTCGACACATCTGGGAACTCAGGCATATGTATCTCCTTCAATTCCTCAGGCCCTTCTATACCAGATATTTGATTGGACATTTGGCTCTTAGCCGATTCTAATTGACCTTTCATGTCGCCTAACATATCACTCCATGCCATTATATATTACCTCCTTAAAAAAAAATAACACCAGCCGAAGCTAGTGCTATTGTTACATTTTACCTAAAATCTTTAACATTCCTTTAAACATAAATGTCTCAGCATCATTGCCAAGGCCTTGAAGGTATGCAAAATACATAACCTTACGAAGTAGCTTCTTCTGAACCTCTTTGTCTTCTACATCAAATAGAGCTTCTAGGTTAGCATCTTTGATAAACTCTTCAATATCTTCGTTTACCAAGGATGTTACACTAGGTAGTCCCTCTGGTGCATTAGAAAAATGATTCAAAATAGTTTCATCGAAGTTATCCTTCGCATATTCTTCAATTCCTGCAACAATTTTTTCTACATTTGACATAATAATGTCCTCCTTAATTTCAGTTAGGGATGTCTCCCTATTATATAGCTGGATAAAAAGAAAGAGCCCTGGTAAGAACTCTTTAACTTTTAACTAAAAATTAAATTTCTTATCGAACTCTTTCGGAATATCATTTGATTCCAGAGCTTGTCCAAACAACTTCAATCGTCGTTCATAATAAATCCTCCTTACATATTAGGCGAGATTTTAATTGTTTTATCCTCAGCAAGATACTTCAAATCGCCTTCATAAGTGAATGATTCTAATCCATCAAGACTGTACCATACTGAACGTAGACGTCCAACATTGTCAATCATTTCAAGAAACATAATAGAGTCTTTTGTAACAAGAACATCGCTTGCTACTTGTACGATTTCAGTAGTCTTACCAATATAACGAAGTACAAGTTTCTTACCTGTAATTTTCTTAGCCGCCGTAGTTGCTTCCATTTCCATCGTTACTTCCTTTCAAACTAATAGGTGCGTTTCTTAAATGCAAGAGTAAGTCCAGCAATACCAGCAGTAATAACTACAAGGCCGAGAGTAGTAGTATTACCTTCTTTTTCACCAGTTTTAGGCAATTCGCTACCATAGACGCCCATATATACCCCCTCAGATGGCTCAGAATCGTTTTTATAAGACACAGCGATAGTCTCTACATCTTTAGTCTTCGGAGCGTCTACGGGCTTGTTAGGTGTGTTTTTTGGCGTGTTAGGTTTAACTGGTTCATTAGGCGTTGTTTTTGTTGGCTCTTCTGGGATTTCCAACTCTGGCAAATCCAAAACTGGTGCTTCATTTGGTACTATACCACCTTCGAATGGCGGTAGTTCACGTTCTTCTGGGATACCAGGGATTCCGCCTTGGAATTCTGGTTTATAGTGCACTGGTGCTTCATTTGGTACTGTACCACCGTTCCATTCTTGAATATCGACTTTCGGAGCTTCATTAGGAATCTCGTAAGTAGGCTCTGGTTTGTTTTCACCACTAGCGTCACCTTTTCCTCCTACGAGTTGTACATAACTATATGAAGTAGCTCCATCTGTTTCTGCTTTCAACTCGATTTTGTTAGTTGGGTTAACTGAATCCTTAACTGCATTAACAAGTTTAGTCTTGTAGTTGATGTAGATCATGTGATCCAATCGATCCATCTTGATAGTAAAGCCATGATCTGACTTACTGATAGATTTAACTAAATCCATAGCCGAACCTTTGTCAATCCATGGATCAACACTTTCAATGCTTTTAATTTCGAAAAAGTTATCAATTAACTTTTGATTCTCTGACATCTCGTCAATGATACTAACATAGTTGAGTATTCTCTTAGCGTAATTAACACGAGCAGTCCAGTTAATCACGGTTGGATCATCTTTATCTTGTGACCCCCATTTTGCAAGCAACTCATCTTTACCGATGACTTGTTCTTTTCCGATAGTTGTAGATACAACTGTACCATTAAAGTTAACATTTACTGGTTTGCCGCTTTCAACCTTGTCCGTCCATTGAGCATCCAATTTAAGACTCATTTGTTTGTTGAGTGGGTGTGTTGTGAAGTAGTTGTTAAATACGGTAGTTACTTTGTTAGTGATAGCATCTGCTGTAGCTTTACCGACAACTGCTTTCTCTGGGTTATACACATCAAAATCGTAAGAGGTTTGGAATTTCACCTCTTCAGGCAAGTCAAAAGTAACCTTGTCGCCTTCATTCACTTGGATGTCGTCAGGAATATGGATATCCTTGTACTCGACTTCGAATGGTGAGTACTTGCCAGTTCCATTAGGGAAACTAACCTCAACATTAGGATTTTCAACAGTGATTGTGTCACCCTCTTTAGTAATTGTAGTCTCTGGAGTAGTTTCGGTAGTTGTTACTGGTGTAGTCTCTGTAACGGCTGGAGTTTCAGCTGCTGGTTGAGGTGCTTCTGTAGTTGTTACTGGTGTTTCTACCACTGTTTCAGACGGTGTGACAGTAACATTCCCAGCATTATCTGCTGTATAAACGTTTGACACTGCTGGTTGAGTGTCTGCCACTGGTTGAGTAGTTTCATCTGCTGATACCGCGCCAGCTCCGATAAGCAATGTTGTGGCAAGTGTCACTGCACCACAAAGCCCATAAGCTTTAGTTTTAATGTAGCTAGTTTTTGTAGTTGGTTGTGTGTTAAATTTTTTCATGATAGGTCTCCTTAATTAAATTTGGGTATTTTTTTTTGTTTAATCTTTTTTTTTTTCTTAGCCGCCGTGACTATCGCCTTTCAAATCAATAGGCGTGTTAGCATCACTATGTTCAACCTTAATTGTAGGTGAGTCTTTTTCATTGTAATAAATACGATAGACGATCACCTGGTTTCTAGGTAGTTCAGACTTAGCGCTGAGCGGTTCTTTTACTTGTTTTCCTTTTTGTTGTGTAATACCTGTAGAGATAACACAAACAACAGTACACAATAAGCATAGTGTTACACATAGAGCTTGAGTTAATCCTTTACTTTTTAGCAGTTTCATTACGATGTTTCCTTTCCTCCTCAATTCCTTGAAGCCATACAGCAGTCATTACTGCATAATTAGCCATATCAAGAAGAGTATCAGTAAGAGACTCACTAACCCTTCCCCCAATATCCATTCTAGTAAGCGTCCGCAAACGATTATACTTATCGCCAATACGAATAACGCCAGCAACTGTTCCAAAATCATTTAAACTCTCCTCAAAGCTACCACCATAATCGTGGTTTTTATCAACAAAGGTCTGATTTAACTTTCGATATGCATCAAACATAGTTTGTGGGTTAATCAAATCAGTCGGCAAGATTTCACCTGCAATAAAATTACAAGCATCATCTTTAGGGTCTTCCAGCCATTTACGGCGTTCTTCAATGTAACCTGTAAGGTTGTCTTTTTTCTTTGTCATATCAATTCCTCCTTAAGACAAATAATTTTAGAGATATAATCTCTGTAAAGCATACTAACGACCATTTGGAACATAATTTATTTTTTAGGATTAAAATATTATTTCATAAGAGGTACATATATAAATGTCTAATGGTAAAATCGTTTCATAGGGAAATAGGGAATAATAAGAAGTTAATTATTGGCCGCTAGTATACTCAACAGAGAGCATAGCTCTCCGCAACTCAAAATATGATGGACTGGTCTTTGCGGTCTCAATCCATCGACACACGATATAGAATAATAAAATAGTAAAGTTCTTAGCAAGCCGATTCTTACTAAGAGAGAGCTGTAATACTCTCTGCAGAACACACAATCATAGACCTGTTTTGTATAATTTTGAATGTAGAAAGAAGGAAAATTATTATATAAAAAAGGACATTGAAAAATGAAAAGTTGACTGAATTTTTAACTAACTATTTTAAATTTGGAGATGTTATGAATAAAAAGTTAATTCGTCTACAATTGTGTGCTCAACAGAAAGTATCACCCATGACTGTGATATTCTGTATTGCTAGTCGAATCTAAAACCTCACTTTAGGATGATGAAAATTTTGTTCTACTTTCTTTTTAGCTTGTTGGCTATTATTTTCGGCAATAAGGAAATAACCCAAGATTGTTCTAGCAATGTGGGAAAGAGTATTAAAGCGTTAAGATATACATTGTTTTCTAAATTTCGTTTAAGTTGCTATACACTATTTATAACACGCAAGTGTAATAGTTGCGTCGAGGTGATATACTACTTTCAGTTTTCTAGCTTGCACAACTTAAAGAAATCCTTTAATTATTTTCTAAATTTATTTTTTTTGCGAAATTTTTGTCGGGTTGTCATGGTAGGCCCAAAATAAAAAGAAGAGAACGACATCTAAGTCATCCTCCTCTCTATTATACACCTGGAAAATAAAAAGTTTTATTTAAATCCCTGCATACGACGTTCAATACGAACGCCTTCAATAACATTAGACATAGAAACAATCTGGTTCATGATTGCTCGTACGTCTTTAGGGTCTGGGTTATCGATATCCATTGCACCGAGTTGATACAAGCGACATTCGAAAGTCATATCTTCTGGTTTCTTGTCATATTCCAAACAGAACAATGCACAATAAATCCAGAGTTGTTTAAACGATGGTTTAGATACACCTGTCTTCAAATCATGAACTTGTAAGTGTTTCTTCTCCTCGTCGTAGTAAATAGCATCAGCCGTACCAAAACACTCGTCAGAATAATATAACAATACTTCAGACGACATTGGTTCGTCAAACATTGTGAGAGCGTCAATAACGAATTGATTAAGAGCGTTCTCGTTGTTTTCAGGCATGATACTATACAATATCATATTGGATGCTAGTTCGTGCATCTTAGTGCCGTCTTCCTTAGAATAGTTATTCCAAGTTACACGACGCATCTTATCAGGGTCATAGTTCAACCAATGATATCCTGATGGGCTAAGTGTCGCATGGCGTCCTTCTAATCGCCAGTGGTCATTCCATTCCATTTAATATCCTCTCTGTAGTGAATAGTTGTGTTGATTTGGGTCTGCTTCCATTGGTGTTTCAAGAGTTTGGGTAATGTTCATAACTCCAACTTCCCAACCAACGCTGTTGATATAATACTTATCGTCAGTATCCTTCTTAATATTAATAGTAACACGACGGTTTTCTTCGGCAACCTTTTCAATAACGGTCTTCATCTCAGCTACAATAGCATCACGGAAGGTACCGAATGTTTGTCCAGAACCATCTTTAATCTTGAGAGTTCCAACAATGGTCTTATTAGCGTCATAGACACCATCAAGAATGATAGGTGCATTTACCATACGGAAGTTGATTTCACCATTGTCTTGTTTAACCCAGCGTTCCATCAACATAGGTTCATAACCTTCACTGTTTTTGATAAACTGTGCAGCATTCAAACAACCATTCAAATCAACATCATCAAAACCGTAGTTCTTGATATACATAGCTTCAGCATAACCAATAACTAGTTTAAAATCATTTTTATCAAATGTAGCAGTCATAATAACTCCTTAATATTTAAAACGGTTAGTGAAGTGTTTGTAGTATTCAGCAGCGTTATGGAATAGATTACCAGCACGATATTCAACAATGTCACTAGACTTATTGTAAGTGAAATATGGTGCAGGGAACGTTACTTCAGAGAATTCTTTACCATCAAGACTCATATTATCAGCTCCTTGAGATACAGATTGTCCTGTAATGCGTTGCAAAGCTTTCATAACGTCACTATCACAAGTGTAATCAAATACAAATCCAGGAATATAAGGTTGTTCGATTTGGTTTGTACTAGTGGTGTAGTCTGGTTGGTATGTAGATGCACGTGTAACATTGATGATTGTATTAAAGTTAGCTAGATATTTAAATGTCTTACGAGCATTATCGTGCTGAGCAGGTTCATCAGTCTTAACAAGGATTAGGAATTCGTCTTGTAAATCGTTAATCTTTCGTTGAATATGATCAAGTCCCATATCAAGCACTTCAACAACACTTTGCGTGTATGGTTTTTGATACATCGCGTAGTATTTAGTTTCCAGGTCAATACTATCTGTGATAGAGTCCAACACTGAGTGGTCAATATGTGTTTGTTCTTTTTGGATTTCCATCCATTGCTTAGTATCTTCTAGAGAAAGGTTATCATACACAGACCATTTGTCACTGTTATAAGGTGTTTCAAAGTCTGTAAATGGAACGTAGTTGCCATTCTTCATTACAGCAATGTAACCTACAGGTAGAGCAGCGTATCCAGAAAATGCTGTATCGTAGAGGTTCATAATTCCTCCACGTGCACCACGAGCTCCTGCTGGAGTTGGGTCATTCAAATCGCTACCATCGTTAGCAAGAACAGGTTTACGATATCCAAACCCAAGCGCATGCTTAGGAATGAACATAAGAATTGAGTCCAAATCCACAATACTTGACATTGAAATGTCTTTTTTATCTTTTGTTTCGATATCCCATGCATAATTAGTTAGTTTTAGTTTCATTTATTTTCTCCTTAGTAAACTCAAGCCCGTAATACTTCTTAGCAAAGGCTGAGTTATTGAATGCTTTCTTGTTCTCAATCGCTACCATGATACGTTTATCAATGACAGCATCAGACAAGAAGTAATAGTAATATAAATCTTTATACGAAGTGTTAAGGCGGTCTATACGCCCTTCAGCTTGTTCCATTTTGCGGTAAGACGAGTTTAAAGACCAGAACACCATACAGTTAGTTGTAATACAATTCCAAGCCTCAGCAGCATTGTACTGGACAATATACCACCACTTGTCTCCTGTAGGTACATTCTCATGCTTCATTCTATTCCAAGCAGCCCATTTCATACCTATCTTCTCTGCTTGTTCAACAATCATCTCATACTCGTAAGTGTAGTTGTAGAACACAATAATTCTATCATATCTTTCAGTTAGTTCTAACAACAATATAGCACGAGTTGGGCTTGTATTAACAACACGTCTTAGACAATGTGTGAATTCCGATGCATTCTGAATAGGCATACCTGTGTCATAATTAAATCGTTCTTTAACAATCAGGTTATACTTATCCACATTGTAATATGCATGCTTAACAGACTTGTGTCTTACTGTCTTACGTTTATCATCCATCTTAACAAGGATTTGTTCACGTAAAGCATTTAGTTTACCCGTACCAACATATCGTTGTACTGCAGGGAACTTCACATGCGGATTCCAAATAACGTGTTGATTACAGAAGTCTGTCTTGTGTTTATAAAATCCATTAGCACAAAACAGAGGAACGTAATCCATCCACACATCTCCTGGAGTTGCACTTGTCATTATCCAAGCATTGTTGTTAAACCTTGCTAAATGTATGAATGTTCTAGCCCATTTACCATACCCGATAGCTCGTTGTTCATCAAAGATAATACAAGCGTCTCTCACTTTCTTGTACTTCTCAATGTTGTTCCAGCTATCAACCATATACCTATCTTCACTAATACCACAAGCCTCAATAGACTCATGCCAGTCTGGTTTTGTATGACCTTTCTTAACCATATCACGCGCAGATGGAGTTGTAATTACCAACAATGGTCTATCTGGATAGTTCTTTAAATACCAGAATATAGACACAAATGTCTTCCCCGAACCAACTCCACCTACAAGGACATTACCACTAGATAGTTTGTTTAAAGCTATTTCTTGGTCTTCGTATAATTCGATTTCCCCAAATTTAATCGTCATAGACTACCTTGTACATATCTTGAGCTTGTTCTACTGTGACTTCAGGAATATAGTTATCGTCTTCCTTGATAAATAGATTGTCAGCCTCAGACCAAACAAACCCGAACGAAATCATCAATCTTTCATACTTGTAAAAATCGTCCATAAGTCTCCTCTCTATTGGGCGAATCTCTCGACATGGCCCGTCGGATTAGAATAGAAACTCTTTTAATGCTTCAAGAACTTCTATCTCATTTTCAGGATATATAAACCTAGCAAAACCAAACTCCTCATTCAGAGTCTCAATATACCATGGTTGATTAGGTCTTGCTGGTGAGTTTTTACTCTTTTTAAATTCAAGAAATGCGACCTTGCCTTTGTAGAATACAACACGGTCTGGGAAACCTTGTATGATATTAGGGTCGTTCTTTTGTACCCAAATGTGGTCATCCCATTTCCGTATAATAGCACATACTCTACGTTCTAGATATGACTCTAAAGGCATTAGTCAAATGGGAGTTCTGGTTCATCAGCAGTGTCTTGACCAAGTACGTATTTTTGATAGAACTCATCTCCACCACCTGAATAAGGTTCTGTGTGGAAGTAGATCGCGTTCAAATACAAGTTGAACCCTGATTTATTTTGATAGTGCCATTCGTATACAGATGCTACAACGTCAGCATGTTTGTAGAACAAATTATCAAGACTTGCAAGAGATGCTTGGTCTGCGTTGTCAATACGCACAGCGTTACCTGTAGCATCATCAATGTTGTAGATCTTAACAAAGTCTTTGATTGGTTCACCAGCCTTGTTAGTTGCCTTAACTTGAATATAATGTGTAGGTACAAAGTTTGCAATGTATTGATCGTATGGTTCAGTCCATTCGTTTTGTAATGCACGTTCGTTGTAACGAGCAGCATCCATAGGTTGTGTTACTTTAACATTAAATCCGTAATCAATAAGGTCTTGGATCAAATCTTCATCAATAATATCTACACAGAATGTACGTTTATCTGCAAATCCATCACGGTTAAGACCTGAGAAATTACGAAAACGAAGACGTGAGTTAGGGAATGAAATGCGGTTGTTGTTAATTGTAAGTGTCATGGTATTATTTTCCTTTCTTTCTGTTGTGGTTGTAAGGAGAGTCTTCAGGAACTCTATCCTCACCCCACGAGTTTGCTAGTAATGCCGTGTCGAGTTTCTTGTGATTGCTGACATAGCGTCCATATTTACGTTTTACTAATAGTGAATAAATATCACGTCGAATTTCATAATCAGACATTTTCGACATGAATGAGTTTGTGTTTGGGTCATATAAGAATGAACCTAGTAGTTCAGGGTGATTGTACAAGTAGTTTGCACAACTAGATATAGGTAATTCTTGTAGATATCGAACAATCTTATTGAATATATTATGACTCTTACCATCTAACAAGTTAGGATTACGTAGGATTACTTCAAGGTCTCCCTCACAAGCATGTATATAGTATGTAATATCATCAACAGATAATCCATATGTTGGATAATACTCACATTCCATAATGGTTTTAAATTCGTTGGTATCTCTATTCCAATTTTTTATAGCGCCAGTTTTATCATTTCCATACTTGTTGTTAATCCAGTTTGTGTTACCAAATAAGTCTCGCTCCCTTTTGCATCGTTCGCCTAATATACGTTTACCTCCTCCTTGGATGATACGTCGCATAGGCTGGAGCTCTTTGATTATCATGGAATGATCTCCTCGTAATAATATCCAGAAGAATACTTGACTTTAACGAACGAACCCCCAGACGTTTTAGTCGAATCAATATAAACTTTCTCTTTGTTTGTAGGTCTTGAAGTTGTAGATGCATACAAGACGTAGTTATCATCTCCACGGAATAAGATTGACTTATGACTATCTTCGACATCAATAGCCTCAATCTCTACAGAGAAATTTCCACCAGTATCTTTAATCTTTTGTCGAATGTAATCATCAATCTTGAAATATCCTTGGAATAAATATAAACGTTTATTCCCAGCACCAAGTTCAAATCTACATGCATCTTCCACAACACTTTCTTGTGTGTGTAGTGATTGTTGATAGTCGAACTCTAGTGATGACATATCTGCCTTGTTTCTACAAATATGAATAAAAGTCCTATAGTCTGAGACTACATTATATAGTTCATTAAACGGTCGCGGGTGTAGTTTATCTGGAATATTATACAGATATCTATGTGATAAAATCATAGTTTACCTTCCTTTTTTAATTGTTGTACTCTGCGATATATAGTGCTTGGACTGACATTAAAATAATCCGCACATTTAGCATCAGACATACCAACCATCTTTAGAGATAGTAGTTCGTCCATATCGACATGTGCTCGATTACGTTTAGATTCAATGTGAGGTTTCATGATATTAATTAAACGAACAATATCTTTATCATCCATCAATAATCACCTCACGCATACCAATCCAAATCTTGTTGTACGTAAACTCAGATGATTTTACAAACTCTTTAAGTTCGTCCTCATCTTTACAAGGTATCGCAGAGATTTCGCGTACAGCATTCACGTTAATACTAATCTTACTTTTATCGTCTAAATCCAGAACAATGAAAGGTTGTTGTAAAGGTGAAAGCTCATACGCTTGTGTTAGTCTTTTCAGACTTCGTTTAGGCATTGCAAGTTGGAATACTTTAATACCCATTGTATTTTCATCATCACCAGCTTGTGCCTGGCTTACTGTAACTAGATAAAGGATAGGAGACCTAATCCTCTCTAGAAAGTTAAACAACCATTTCTTCATTGTTCTTCCTTTCAAACATAGTACCTTTGAACATGATATTACCATCACCTACTGCGTAGATAGCATCAACTGCTTTAGCACGTAAGTCATTGTAATACATCATATCGACATCTTCGAGTGATTCGAACTCATCCCAGAGTTTCCATTTATAACCAGAACATCCTGTAAGAGCATAAGGTTTATCGATAACGTAATTGTCAAAGTTAGAGTTAATGACCTCTTGTACAATCTCAGGTTCTACTTTAACCTTATTGGCAATACGTTCAATACGACGTTGTTCAACCTCTTGAGGACTTCCTATTTGGTCGCGTTTAGGCAAGAAGGTCTCAATAGGTTTGTCGTAATGTAATCTAATAGATTGTGTAATATTTATAGGACGTTTAACAATAGCTTCTCCACCAGTACGAGATGGATAAATATAAGCATTCTTACCTACAAACTTGTTATTAACGTAAATAGAACCACCTTTGGCTTGTTTCAACATAGCGAATTCTTCTGGTTTAACAGGTTCGTTAGTAAACAATGTCTTCTTAATATAAGGTACTGCGAATTGAGCACCAACTGCTTCCCATTTACCTTTTTCTTTCTCAGGCCATCCAATTTGTGCAATAAGAACTGCATCATTAACCAAAGCCATACGTTCGTACGTGTGTTCATGTTCAAACTCATATTTATACTCACGAGCTCGTTGCATACAATAATCAATGATAGCTTGGTCACCATTTGCAATCTTAATTGAGTCAGTCTTAATATGAACAACCTTGTATCCTTTTGCTTGTACTTCATGTTTAAGTTGTACCATAAATAAAGCACCACGTTTAGCAATACAGTTGTCAATATTACGAGGGTCTTTGAATGTGTTAGGATATGGTGCAGATGTCATACCATAAATCATGTTGATAATGATTTTAAGAGCATGGGCAAGACCTTTAGCCTCAGACGCATTCTCCAAGAACGGTTTAAGTTGTTCTGAGAAGTTTTTATCAACACTATCAAACGCTCTAAGAGCTTCATTAATATGGCCAGTTTTAATACCCATACGTAGTTTAACAATACCTGCGAACTTAGGAGTATAAGGGCCGAAGTAGTTCATCGCAATAAGGCTGTGTGGGTGCATAGATGCAATATCCAATACTACAACGTTCTCATATACTCCTGGGTCGGCATAGACATATCCACCTTCGGATGTGGCTTCTCCCATATATGTTGATTTAGGATTACCAAACTTGTCATATTTGTATCCTGGGAACTCTTTAGCCAAGTCATACCAATTAAACTTATCTTGTGGTTTTTTATCATTACCAAATAAAAAACGTGCACCAAGTACTTGGGTTTTGTTGATTGGTGGTAATCCTGTAATCGTACATAGAATCTTACGAGCTGTAAATGCATCTTGTGTAAGATGATATTTCCATAAGAACTCAGTAGCACCTACGTCGTTCATACAATACTTACCAGCACGACCCCAATGTTCTTTGGCAAGAGGTTTATCCCAAGGGAACTCAAACTCATCGTGAGGATATCCAATCTCGATTTCCCATTTCTTAAGACTCATCTTAATATCATGGAACTCGAAGATATCGGCATAGTCCATAGAGTACGCAGGCCCACGTCTACCTGGGTTTTTATCTCGTGGCCCATCGATAATCATTTGAGATTGATTAAAGATTTCAACAGGTTTCTTACCACAATACATATCATAGAAAATATGAGCATCATAGTCACGGTTATTGAAACCAACACGAGCTTTATTCATGATAGACGCACACATTGCTGGAGTGGGATTATACCACACACCAATTGTATTATCTGGACTTGTCCACGACTCATTAGAATCCCATACTTCCTCAGGAATAGATTCAAAGAGTTGTTTGTGAGCAATCTTAGGGTCTTCAGACAATGTCTCATCATACTTCTTGAAACAAAGAATGTTCAAGTTAGGATATACTTCCAAGTCATAGAAGTATATATCTTCTTCTGGAACGAATAATGATTTAGATTGTGTTACTGGTTCGTCCTCGATAGTCTTCCAGTTGATAGATGCCCATACTTTATAAGCATTCTCACGTTGGTGAGTGCTACTCATTGCAAAGTCTTTAACCTTGTACTTCATATCAGACAAGTCATATTTAAGACCTTGTTCTTCTGCATCTTTCATGGCTTTAGCAATAAAGTCTACTTCTGGTTTTGTAGCACCATGATGATCTTTATTTAAACATTTCTCAACGAAACCTCGTAGACTCGCACTAGTCCATACAATATCCTCTACATCTTTAAACACTTGTTCATCCTTTCTTAAAGGAAGACCAGAAGAAATATGAGCGATAAACTCATTGTTAGATTTGGTATACTTACGACGAAGACTTGTATGACCTGTGAATCTCTTAATCTCAATTCCAGGTTCAATCTCATTAGCTAAGTCCTCAACATTACCATCATAAATATAATGAAGATGAATGCCTCCTCCAGACTTAGATACTTCAGTATAAGTCTTAGGATATAGAGACGCTTTAGCCAAGTTCATAGACAAGTCTTTCTCACCCTTGTCATTCTTCAAGTCGAAGTCAATGACAATATGGTTATATGGGACACGTACAAAGTGTAATCTTGTTGGGTCTAGGTCGCTCAAGACTGTAGTACAGTTATCCCATTTACGCATTGGTATACCATCTTCTGTAGCGTATTGTGCAGGTACATCGTGATATTCTACATCAAACACGTTGTCCTCCTTTGTGTGTTCAGTTAACTCAATAACTGGTTGTTCTTTCTTTTCTTCCCTAGCCTTTTGATGTTTCTCTTTCAACAATTCAGGGAATACTTTTTCTCGGTTCAAATCGCTGTACCAGTTACGGACAATAGATCCGTCTGGCATTTCATGTTTGTCCTCAAACTTATTGAAATATAAAGTTAAGTCAGATTCCAACTTACGTTTGACACCAGTTGTGTTCCAACCGATATCTTCCAAGAACGATTCGAACATAGATGCTGCTTGTTTAAAGCTAACACCGTGTTCTAACTCTTCGTAATACTCACGCAAGAATTTAAATACTTTATCAGAGTACTCGATGATATTTGTATCTACATCTTCTGCGTAGTAGTCTGCACCCATGTCATTAAACTTATCAATACACAATTGCGCAATTTGTGGTACTTCAAATTTAATAGAGTTCATGAGTTGTTTGTATCGTGTATAATCTACTTTATTTCTTGTAGGTGATACAACGAGAGCACGACGAGTGATACCTGAGTCGGCATTATGTAATTTAAATCGTTCGTTAGAGGCTGTGATAAGTAGACCATTAAAGATAACAGGATAACCTTGTTTATAAAGCTTACGAATAATCACTGGTTCATGTGCTGTAAGTTTCAACAAGTTCTGTTCATTTGTAATCTTACTTAAATCGCTATCGGTATCCATCAATACTGGAACTTCTTTAACGTCTGCAGTTGCAAACTCAGAAGAACTTGTAAATCCGCGTAAATCAATAGGTGCTTGGTAATCTCCGATAATGAGTTCCAGCACCTTAAGAATTGTAGATTTACCTGAACCTTTTGGCCCGTAGATGAATAAGAACTTATGGATATCGGGCATACTTCCTGTCAATAGTGCACCCATAGCCCACAATATCTTATCTAGTTCTTCCTTGTCATACAAGACATTAAAGAGTTCACTAAATGCCTCTGTCTTGCCTTCTGTTGGGTCATAAGGTAGTTTGTAAGTTGAATAATCTTCTTTCTTAACTTCGTCAGAGAGAAAGAATATGTTGTTGTTAAATGTCTTATCATCTTCGGATTTAAAACGGTTAACGAAGTCATCAAAGCGTTTCATAGCACCTGATGAATGACGTTGCATTAGGTGTGGAGTTATATCAATACCAGGGTTTAGAGATTGCATTGCTGATGTATAATTGAAAATAAGTTCATCAATATATTCAAACAATCCTTTATAACCTAGTGTCCATTTTTTATCATTCCACCATCCTATGACGGTTCCACCCTTAATAACTATATCATCGTCTTTAATAAAGTTGAAGTCAGGATATACAACATACTTATTTTTCTTAGTTTCTCCAACTACAATTTCTATAAATTCTGGAACAAACCCTACTTCATTTTTGTTAGGGTAATTCATTGTTCTCCTTACATTTCGATATGTGTAACCTTGTCAAGGAATATCATTTTACCATCACCATAGTAATATATACTCCCATCATTAGCTGCTTTGCGGAAATTCATGTATTCTACAGAGTTTAAATGTAACGGAGTCCAATCTCCATTAACAAAATAAACTCTCATAGCATAGATTCCTTCTGGTCCTGGTGTGGCCATAATTATACCTCGTCCATATTATCATATAGATAATTGTTGAAATCATTGATTTCGTTTCGGATAGCATTCTTGGCGTCGTCCATTACAAACCAACCAATATTATCTTCGTTGATTGCTAGGACGCCATACCCGTATCCAGTACGCAAGTTGTGGTTGAACGCATCTTTAATACGGTCAAAGATCATACTCGCATTTGTGTCTGGGTCAAATACATCAAGCTGTTGTAACATGATAGCAGCAATTTCAAGTTTACTAATTTCGTCATATTCTTGTGCAAGGAAATCAACAGTATTAGCAATGAAGTTACCGTAAGTAACAAAATCGCTATACACTGTTCCAGTTCCAAAAAAGTTTTCAAGTTGTTCAAGCATCTTCAAGCGGAATTGTTCATCGTCATCGTACCACAAGTCAGGGTCGATTGGATAATCGAACATTTCGTACATTTGCTTGATAATATCTTGTGTAGAGATATTGGCAGTGTCGTAATGACCTAGATTATAAAAATCACGAGTCCACTCACGATATTGATCTGCATCAACACGACTAGCCTCTTCAACAATACTAGCTAAGATACTATCTTTGTAAATAGAAAATGCTTGAGGGCTATTCGCATCAATTTTCATATCATCTACCTCAATAATCTTTTCTTCACGTTGGTTAACTTCAAACTGTTGTAGAAACTCATCACGTTTCTCAGTTTGCTTATTGACATCATTTACAATGGTCTTCACTTCTTCAACCTGTTCTACTGGAGCTGGCCCAGTTACTTGTGGTTGATATAAAGGAACAACCTTGGATTTTTTAGGTTGCTCTTCTTCTACTTCTAGTTTTACTTCCATAACTTCGACATTTGTATATTTGTCAAGAGCATTGTTAAGCTCTACGAGTTTTTCATTCAAAACGTCTAGTTGTTCTTCTAACTCTTTGTTAGATTTCCATTGTAAATAATTATAGATTAGGGCAGTAGTAGAAACTGCGCCCAATCCAATAATTGCTAGTAATGATTTTTTATTCATTGTGTTATCCTTTCTAATGCCCGAATCTCTCGACATGAGGCTTCTTCTTATATCAGTGCTTGTCGTTGTTTAACATCTCCTGTTAGCAGCACGACCACAGCTTTACTGTCTAATATAAGGTTTATTATCCTTTAGTTGCGTAGTAATCGTAGTGTGGTGCACGAGCGAATGATACGAAGAAACGGTCTTTCTTGAATACAACACCGTCTTCTTCTACAGTCACTGGCACAACCTCAACACGACAGTCGAATGAACCAGATGCACTACCTGCAGACCATACCATGTCACGTGCACGTTTATAGTCTACTGGTGCAGCATCGCGGTGAGATGCAAGTGATTCTTTTGGAATACCGAATGCAAGGAATACATCACGCAATGTCACGTATCCTTGTTCATTTTCAGCACGATAAATACCAACACGTTCAGCCAATGTATCGCTGTCTCGAGCTTCAGGATTACCATCGTTCAATACACGCATTACTGCTGATTCAAGAATACCATAATCATATTCTCCGCCTTCACGCAAGTCACTCAACAATGGGCTTGCTTCAACAAAGAACCCTGCTTCGGATACAAGGCTAGGTTTCTTGATAGAGTCTACAAGTACAGATTTCTTTTTCTTAGCTTCATCTTTGCTTTCAGGCACACGTTCAAGTTCTTGTGTGATTTGTGTTGCCATTTCAGGATGGTTTTCTTTCAACCATTCTTTATATTTGTCAAGCTTAGTTGACAATGTGTTGTAAGCGAGTGTAGTTGCTGCAAGACGTTGTGATAGAATACGTTGTCCATTAAGGATCAAAAGACTTGAGGCTGTAGCTCCTAGAACTGGTCCTGTTACAGCTTTAGCAATAGTTTTAACACCATTAGCTGTAGATGCTCCTTCTTCTCCCGCTTTAGCACGCTCAAGTTCTTCAACACCTGCTTCAATTGCAGGACGAGCTTGATATAACATATATGCAGATGCGCCTAGACCGATAAGTCCTACACCTGTACAAATATAAGGACTGTTACGACGCCCCCAACGCAATACTCCATGATACATACGATTTACTTTTACTGGTACTTTGAATTTCATAATAATTTAGATCCTTTCTTATTTTGGCATTTCAACAATGAGGTTTTTAAACCCAGCTTGTTTGTGAAGATATTCTTTGGCTACGTCTACCAAATATGGTACAACACCAAAGCAAATAACTTTAACGACTTTCATAACTTTCTTTTTGTTCCAATTCTTAAACATAATAATATCCTTTCTAAACGTTTGTGATTGGTGGTAGTGTAATAATATAATATCCATTAGGATTACGTACAGTGCGGGCTCCTTTAAGGTCAACCCACCCTACATTATTATCTGCATATGTTACATTAACACCAGCTTGATCTGCACCTGAAATTGAATAATAATCACCTACAGACACATAACCTTGGTCAATAATATACTGGCGCATTGTAGCTAATACATATTCTGCATCAGCTTGAGTAAAGTGTTCAACTTGTGTATACTCATGACGTGGCACTGGTGCTGGTTGTTGTTGACGCTGACGTGTGTTTCCCATTTGATTATAAGGAACACGATTTGCGTGTTGTTGTAAACCATTACGAGCACCTGCTACAGCACCACGACCTGCAGCATTAATCCAGTTACCACCATTGTTACGTCCTCCGTAAATAATAGCGTTCAACGCACCTTGACTTGCATTATAGAGCATGTCTTTAGATGCGGGGATAATAGAATTAATAAACGTGTCGTGTGCGAGTTGTTTAAATCCTCCTTCTGGCGTTAGGGCAATCACTGCTCGTTTGAACAATGATTTCTTTTTGATAGGGACTGGTTTAACTTCCCTTACTTCTACCTTCTCAGTAACCTCAACAGTTTCCTGAGTTTCCGCTGGTTCTTGAACTTTAGTCTCTTCTTGACTAGGTTCAATTTTGTCGTAGTCTTTACCCATTGGGTACCTCCTAAAAAAAAATTAGAGACGGTAGCGTCTAGATTGTGATGGGACTCGAACCCACCGTCCGCATTAAATCTGTCGCTCTACCTCTGAGCTTACAATCTTAGACATAACCATCTCTATTATACAAGTGGAAATTATTTTGCTTGTTTGACCAAATCAAACTGAATAATCCAAACACCTTCGTCGTTGTGAAAATGAGAAGACGTGGCATATAAACGATTGTATGTTGTTTTTAATTTAGATTTAAGAAAGACTGCAATATCATTTACACAATCTTTCTCCTCTTCAACACCATGTTCACTAAATGGTTCGAATTGATAAATCCACAAATCTTCGATTTCATATAATAACCCATCAACAATATATTTATCATTGATTAGTAGTTTGTTGTTAACTAACATTTTAATATCGTTGCTAGGAATATAAGAATTCATAATACATCTCCTTCAATTGTAAATTTACTATCAGCAAATCCATTGTCAATAATTTGCTGGTCTACATCTGTTACTTTACCAATAAAATCAACATTCTCCAAAATATCACGAAAATGGATAACGAAATCGTTTTGAATTAACCCTAGATTAAAAGCATCAGCTTGTGGGTCATCAAATAAATCATCAATCTCAATTCGGAATGTGTGTCCGTTGGCGAACATTGTATATTGATAGAGTGTTCCATCAATTTCAAATCTTCTCATAAAGTTCTATGATAGATACGTGCATATGTACACCCATCTTTCCTTTCATTATCTTGATATAACTCGTCCCCTTCATCAAGAATACGAAATCCTTTTTGTAGAAGTGAGTCTTGTGCATCCTTGTAATTTGTAAATAGTTTATCTATAATATATCCGTCTTCTGGATATTCACCTTCACGTACTGTTACATAAACCCTCATACAATCCTCCAAAAAAAAAAGGAAGAGTTGTAAAACTCTCCACTAATAAAATCAGAACTTGTCTCCGTCGATGCGTTTATTAATCACTTTGCGAGTGAAGTCATTAATAAAATTGCCTTCGTCAGAGTACAATGTGCTGTAAATGACTACAGCGCCTGATGTTACACTTCCTACTACAGTAGCCCAGAATTTCCAAGCTCCTTCGCTAATTTGTTTCGTAGGCTTTTCTTCTTCTACAGTTACTTCACTGTAAGAGTTGAAAGCTTTTCGAATCTTCAATATCTCATTAACCTGTTCTTCGAACTCTTCTTTAGAGTTAGCTTTAACAACAAGCACCTCGTCTGCTTTATCAGCAATACGACTCAGCGTCTTTTCGTCAATTTTCTTAATGCGTTCTTCAGCACTCAATGGTACCTCAACAAACATTACATCTTCGAATTTAGTTTTAACTTTATTTAGTAAATCTTTCATATTTATTTACCTTCCTTTCTATAATACGGGCGGAAAATTAAGACAAAGCGTTTGTGTGGTAAACGTTGCCATATTCCTGTATAGTAATAGACCATGTCATTGGTTTCATAAATATAGTCTTTTACTAAAGATGGTTCTTCTGAGTTATTCTTATCAATGTTTACGATAAGATTTAGGTCTTCATTTCGTTGTATTACTTCTTCAGAAACAATATAGTTTCCGCATAATACGGGTCTTACAATTAGCTGGTCTTTTAATGTCATTTTCTATTCCTTTTCAAATAAGATTGGTATTCTGTATCCCATTGTTCGTTGCGTTTATCCAACACGTCCAAACATTGATACTCAATATGTGGCATAAAATATAATACAATCTGTAAATTAGACATTAACAAGTCTATTTCATCAGGCGTGCATAGTTCGTTGATTATAGACATAGGATTTACAGACAAACCGTACTCGTCCATATATTCATACAATTCCGTTTCGTCAGGATATGTAAATCCTGCTTCAATGTTTTCAACGTATTCCATTGTACGTTTGTATAAGATCCTACAAATTTGATTGTTTAATTTTGAGGGTAATATCATTCCCATTTCGTTTCATCCTTTCAAAAAAAAAAAGAACCCGAAGGTTCTTTCAGTTGTAACACAATTATTCTGTTTCTACAAATACAGCTTCATCATTATCGTCTTTTTCTGTAAATTCAGCATCAACGATATCTGTAGTTTTGTCATTATCTGATAAAACGCTTTTAACTAACAACGTTCCAGCCACAGTTGCAGACGCAGTAACAACCACTGTAATGATAGTCTTTTTATAATCATTCCAAAATTCTTTTACCGTTTTCAAACGTTTTTTCTTCTTTGGAACAAGAATATCTTTTTCTTCTTCATTAACAACAGTGTTTACTGTTTCTTCTTCTGTAGCTTGTACGTTTACTGTTTCTTCGTTTTCAACAGCATCAACAATAACTTCAGCATCTTTGATTTCTTTTACTTTTTTTGATTTAGACATAACAATGTCCTCCTTTTATTTTTTTTGTTCAGAGTGTTACCTCCTATTATACAAGCAGAAAAAAAAAGGGACTTGTAAATCCCTATTCGCTATACTTCCATACGCTTGACACTAGCATCATTATAAACATAAATCCTGCAACACCAATTGTAACCTCAAGAGGGATATTGCTATTAAAATAGCTAAATATCGCATTCTTGAGATTAATTACAAATTGATGAAAATTCTCATCATATTTATATTGTATTGTTAACCAATGCCCAACAGCATGGAATAGTATAATAGCGAATCCGTATATGATTCCCATCCCTTTGTTCTTGAATTTATTCATTTTAAAATTCCTCTCTTTCTATTATATAAGAGGATAAAAGTGTGTTACCTTTTACAATAACACACCTAGAATATTACCAATCGTGATTATAACGTTTCTCAAGGATACCGTAAGTTTCCCCAGTAATATCGCCAATTGTAATCCAGGCTTTCTGACCGTTGTAATCAATTCGACCCCAATGGTAATCACATACAGTTGTGGTTTTATCCATCTCGTAAGTCTTGTCGATTATGGCTGTACCTACAATCTCAGCAGTCTTTGTGCAATCTGCACGAATAGGTACTGCGATCTTTGGTGTAAAATGAGTAGGGTCACCGTATATATCAATGTAGGCTTTCGACAATTCCTTTATACGTCTAATCTTTTTCATGATACTATCAGCATAAAGGCCATTAGCACCTGGATTTAAAACACCAAACACACGAACATATACTGGAGCAGCGCTTGTCCACCAATAACATTTAAGAGGTAGTTGATTGGTATCCTCGTATGTACCTTGGATATATTTCATTTCCTCAGTATTATGCACACCTTGAATAACATTGATTTCACCATTATAAAACCACAATGTACCAGGGTTCCAGTTGTTTGGGTCTCCTTTAATATTGAAGAAGAAACTAACAGGCATATTAATCCACCGCCTTACCTAGTTGTTCGTAAATCTTATCCAGTGCTCTCTTAATTTCACCTGTTTGAGACCCAGGTTGTAAAGTACCAAATAAACGTACATATACAGGTGCTACTTTAGCATCCCATATATAACCCTTCAATTCAAGACCAGTACATTCTTTATATACATCTTGAATATATTTGTGTTCTTCTCCGTTGTGGATACCTTGTACTTCGTTGATTGAACCGTTATAAAAATATACAGTTCCAGGGTTCCAAATTCCTGGGTCATTTTTTACATTAAATCTAAAAGACATTGCCATATCACTGCACCGCCTCTTCCAATTCTTTAATAATCTTATCAAGAGCATCTTGGATTTGTTTAGATTGCGAACCTGGATTTAACAAAGCAAATAGATGTTTATACTCTGATTTACCCTTTTCCCAAGTATAACCTTGTAATCCGCGACCAGTACAATCCTTGAAAATCTCTTGAATATATTTGTGTTCTTCTGAGTTGTGGATACCTTGGATTTCGTTGATGGCTCCGTTGTATAGATATACTGTACCAGGGTTCCAGTTATCAGGGTCGTCCTTGATGTTAAACCTAAATGCCATTACAGGGTATGATGGCTCGCTTGACTCTCCTTGACCCCCATATCCTTCGCCAAGAGTACCGTCTTTCCAAGCTTGGTCTAAAGCATCCAAATATCCACCATTAGAACCATTTACGCCATTACGGATGCTTGACATTTGGGGTGCATAACCAGCATACCCTACTGCAGCGTAGTTATATGCAGCACCACCTTGTGTGAACAAACCCAATGTAAAAGCATTAATATCTTGTTTACCTGCACAATTGTATCCATGACCTGCAATCAAGTAAGTCCAGTCATTAAAGAAGTCACTCATATTTGCATAATGCATATAAACTCCACCCTCAGCCGCAGGACGAGCACTACCACTTGTAACTACTACACCAGAAGGACGAGTTTGGGCTCCACCAGTCATACCAGACCAGTTATTATCTGTTCTACCAACGTAAGACGCGCCCCACCACGATTCTAGGTATAACTGAGAAATACAACCAGATGGAAGTAAGTTACGTTTACTACACCAGTTAAGTAATGCTTTTTGGTTTTCTGCGGAAAATGTATGACCACCATAACTAATATCCTTAACAGGAAATCCTGGTCTCTTCTCTCCACCAGATGACCCACTCGAACGACCTGCATCTGAATATGGAGGTCTAGTTACACCAAGCCACGACCCATCAATTTGTCTATTTACATACACACAAGGGCCACCGTACCCATTAGTACCATAGTTCTGGTCAATAGAACGAATACTGTTGCCATTACGAGCAATGATAAGACCTGTATGTCCATACCCATGACCAGGTTCTGATTTACAAAAGATATCGCCTGGTGCACATTGTGATGCTGGCAATACAGCCCATCCGTTAGCACGACCTGCAGCCAACATATCAATACCATTACCAGGCATACGTTTACCGAAGAACCACTGTGCTAGTGCGTTAGGTACGTCTACACACTGCATACCATAAGCTCCATCAATATCGACCCCAGTATGACGATTAGCCATATCTGCAAATCGATTAATAACTTCTGCTACTGTTACCAAATAACAATCCTCCTTGAAAAAAGACCACAAGCGGTCAATAATGCTTGCAGTCTTAATATTTATCCGTAATAATTTACGAGGTCGTCTTTGTTCCAGCATGAGAGCCATACTGTACCGAATTGACCAAATTCGAATAGACGCCAGTAATATCCACCATAATATCCGCCGTCTTCGGTATCTACAATGTTAGTTTCATCACCAGCGAATGAGAAGAACATTCCAGCTTTAAAGTCTTTAGACTCTCCGTCTGGAAGGTCATTACCATCAGCATCAACCCAGTTAACCATATCGACTGGGATCCCATTTTCTCATTACTACCCACTATTCCTAGTGGGATTAGACTATATCTTACTTTAGATATTTTCTGTCATATTTTCCAAAATATTTCTTTTCTGCTTCAAGTCTTAGTTTTTCAGCTTTAGCTTTGTCTTTGGATGAACCTAAGAATATACGCTGATTACCAACTTGTATCCTAGCCACCCATAAACCCTTTTTATTCAAGTGAACGCCTTTTATATTAGAAGTATTGTTTTTGTAATCTTTTTTATTCATCATATTCTCTTGATGGGTTACAACTCTTAAATTACTTCTTCTGTTATCTAAAGGATTACCATTTATATGGTCGATTTCTTGATTTTTATCCGTTACAGACATAATCTGTCTTGATAGTGCTTTTGTATTGCCTTCTTCAAAAACCTTAACGGAATTATAATTGTTTCTTTTGTCTTTATGAACGTATAACGCCTTACTATGTTTTTCAAATACATCAGCGTCAAGCAGAATTTCTTCTTCACCCACATGAACACTAACATGGTCGTCGTGATATGTATGAGGGTAATCTTTTTTCCACCTACACTCATTTGAACAGAACGAATTAGAGACGTTATTGTTATATTTAAAACGTTTAGCTTGATTGTATGTGGGAGTAAACATCTTACCACATCTAGAACAAGGAATTTCAGAAATAATAACTTTGGATTTACCGTATTTTTCTAAAGCACAAGTTTCAGAACAAAAGACTGATTTACCTTGTTTCATTTTTAATGATTGTTTTCTGGAAACTTCAAATACGGTATGACAATTGGCGCAAACGCCACGTTTGGTTTTACTCATCTTATGATACCTTTCTTTTTTCTAAAGTCTAAGCACTTCCACTCACGTACAAATAGTGAGCGTACTCCCTAAAGGGATAGTCGTTACACCTTTCTGATATCTTATATCAGACTTGGCACGGTATTGTCCGTTCTGGATATCCACCGTTAGCCATATTAAAATATGACACCACTTTGTTTGTGTTCACTTAGTTTATACTGAGCTGAAAATTAGGCAACCCAGTCAAATCCAATTGGGGCAAGATAATCGCATTTAATTTGCCAAATACCATTAATGAATTTAACTTCATTGGCTTCATAATATGCTTTCTCTTGTTGTGGTTGAACCACTGTATTAGGTTGGTTGTTAGTTTGAGGAGCTGAGTCAGCGTAACGCCATACTTCGATATAAGCTGGTTTATTCCAACCATAATAGCTATCCCATGGATAAGTATTGATGGCTTGTCCAGGTGCTCCTTGTGTTGAGTAATCACAAGAGATGAAGTTAACACTGTCAAGCATTACACCGACGTGCCCTCCAGCACCACCAGATGAAGACATATCAGCACCCCAACTCATAAGGACAATATCACCCATAAGAGGTTCCCAGTCTTCATTACGACTTACACGATAGAAACCGTTATTCGCAAGTTGTTGACCAAGAGTCACAGTTGAAGGAAGACCTTGAATACCGATACCAGCTTCTTTCAAGGCTTGTGATACAGTACCAGAACAATCTCCAGTACCGTCAGAACCATTACGAGACCCATACATTGAATATGTAACAAGGCCCCGATGGTTTACAAACCAATTTACAATAGATTGTTGGACACTCATTTAGAATACCCCTTTCTTATTTTTGAATAGATTGCTTAATCTCAGAGATAGTTCTCTCTAACTCTTCGACCTTCTGTTTTAAAGCATCAATTTCTCTTGTAGGTAATTGAGATTTTGTTACAAGAGGGTCTTCCGCAAATTTATTTTGCTCCATAACTTGTAGAAAAAAGTTATTGTATGTTGGAAATAATCCATACGCTTGACTTACAGACAAAGATGTTGATTGTTTACCTTTAATCTCGCCAATATCGCGGCCAATAGTTTCTATTACATCCTTTAAATTACTCATAAGTCCACCTCATTAGAGGGTGTTTTTAGCTGTAGTGTATGCTGCTACCAAGTCTTCAGTTTCAATAGCTGTAATACGATTGCCAAACTCTGCAAGTTTAGTAATAATGCCAGAATCAACATTACCACCACCAGCGGTGATTTTATCAGCAAGTTCTTTAAGAGTATCGAGCTCTTCAGGAGCACCACCGATAAGGTCAGTTTTAGCTTGTGCAATAGCGGCATTAAGTTGTTCTTGAGTAATACCTGTTGGTAGACTAGCGACTTCAGTCTTGTCAGCTTTTTGAGCAAGAGCAGCATCAATACGTTTAATATCAGCACCTACGGCTGAGAATGCATTTGAAAGATTTGACATAGAGTCCTCCTAAATCTTAGCAAGGTTGTAAATGTTAAGGTAATCTTCACCGCTATCGACTAACCCTGCTTGTTTAATGTCGTTAGCAATGACGCGTAGTTTCTCTTCATACGCATCAGGAGGAATAAGAGTATCCCCTCCGAAAGAAGATTGTACTACTTTGACTTTATATTTGTTAGAAGGGAAGATATGACCATCAACTTTAATCTCAAGTAGATATTTACCATATTCTAAAATCTTCCCTAGAGCGAATGTGACAACGCCGTCAACAACTTTAACATTCTTAGAGAATTTAATTTCACCAAGTTGAGACAATGTAACAATACCTTCTCCAGTTAGAGGAAATACGTTCCCATCGTCGTCTAAGATTTCGAATGTAAATTCTGAAGAAGTGTCTCCGCTTTTGATAACATCGCCACCATCAATAAGTCTGAGGGACGTCATCAATTTAGACATGGGTTACTCCTTTTTTAGTCTTTGCGTGGTTCGTGATAATTCAAGGCTTGTTCACTATCACCCACACCTTTAGTTGTTGGGTCTGTAACAATACCAAGGATAACCAAGATAACAACAAGAGTATTAACTCCCTCTTGGATATTGCTAGGGATTGTAAGTCCAAACTGTTGCAGCATCAAGAATACTGCTGAGATAAGAGCGATAAGTGTGGCTTTGTTTTGTAAACGTAATTTAAAATTAATCATCATTTTTCTCCTTTTTAACTTCATCTTCGTTCTTATGAGGGTCTACTCTATCCGACACGTATTTGGTAATAAATGGAATTTTAATACCAATAGCTTCCCCATTTTTTAGAATGGACGCAGCATAAGAAAAGAATAAATAATAAATAAACATATCAGCTTCTGTTGTTACATTAGCCAATACAGCTAAAGGGTAGCTAATCGCTACAGTCACAAATATAAAAGCATGACTACCAAGACCCTCTTTGCTTATTGTGGAAGAGAATTCCTTACGAGCCCAGCTTCTGATATATCCTAAACTAATATCAAGAATAATCACCCAGAATGTAGCAGCTACCATAAGATGTTCATCAATACCATGACTATAGAAGTCGATGATATATCCTATGAGTCTACCCAATCCATCTGCTGGGGGCTGTGTCGATGTGAGTAGATATAACAATGTTACTTACCTCCAAGAGGGAATTGTACAACATCAGAACAAATATCTTTATGAATTGTTCCAAGGTTATTATCTTTGTTTAAAATAACGCTACTATCGGGAGTAACATTGCGAGTACGTGCCTCAGCATGTTCGCTCATATTAGACAATCCGATAGCAGTTGTGCCGACGAGGCCAGCCAATGCAATTTTTGTATGTATTCTCATTTCTAATCTCACTCCTTCTAAATTGGAATTGTTACAACGGTTCTTATAGGTCTACCTTTTACGGTATTCAACACGTGAATTGACCCATCAAGATTGACTTGGAACAACAAATTCCTACGTTCTTCACGTGAAAAATCAACACCAGATAACATTAATGGGTCTTTGTAGTGTTCTAAATATTTTTGTGGGAAACCACCAACAACGGTTCCTTCGTTTTCAGCAGTAAAATTAATAGAAATATATAGAACCCTAGCAGATACTCTCCACGTCATTTTACCATTAGACTCAGACCATTCAGTATCAGGGAACTTAGGTTCTACCGGTTTTACTTCTTGTTGAAGTGCAACCCAATTAGACCATTGATTTCCTCGTTTTTGTCGAGTGTAAATCTTATCATTAAAGAAAGAATTAGCTTGTTGTGATACATAAGTATCACCATTAGAAATAACTGTTAGATACCACCATTGACGATCATTATTAGGCATATTAGCACAATTGTTAACATTGTAGAATCCTGTTTTAAGAATGTTGTTAGCATCGCCAGAATTGACTTTCAAACAGGTACCGTTTTTCTCAGTGAGTTGATGATTTTGTATTTCTTTATCTTTAATACGATATACACCATCATCGATACTCACATCCCCAGGTGCAACTTCCACCTTGTATTTTACTCGAACTTTACCAATACCAACACCATTACGGTCATATTCCACAACCACTTGTTCTGTTGATACTGGAACGTCGTAAGATACAGGAGGTGATAACTTGTCTGAAATTGTAGCTCGTATAGTGTATGTATTCTTAGGAGAGAAATCGCCAGTAAGAATACCAATACGGTTAACTTCTTCTACTGTTTGGTTAGACCCAAAGTTAGAATTAGAACCTTCATTCAACACAAACATTCTACCACCGTCTTCTGATGTTGAAAATTTAACACTTACACTGTTTTTTTGAACACCATCAACTTTTAGGTTTGCGACCTTATAAGTTGTAGATAGTTTAATTTGTGATGCATTTTGTCCAACACGATCTGCTGTAAAGAATATCGTAGGTGAGAAATATGGTAATACTCGAATATTAACTGATTTCACATCTGATTTCAAACCACGTTCATCTACAACATATGCAGATATGGTTAAATCTCCAGTAAAATTCATTACACCAAATCGACCATTATTGTCGTCTATTGACGTATTCTTTCCAACAATTTCGGCATGATAACGTTTAATACCGATACCAAAACTTCCAACAGCTCCAACAAATGTACATTGTATATTTGACAAGATTTGAAGGAAAGTCGTGTTAGAACCCATAACATTTCTAACAGCTTGATTGGTTTCTGTTAGAGTTATGCCTTGAAATGTAGGTTTAACATCACCGTTGGTGTCATTAATTTTCAACACAATCCCATATTCTACTTGTCCTATTTTTGTAGAACCAGAATATGTCTCAATAACAAGAGTACCGTTGTGTTTTTTATCCGTACCAAGATCTGAAGTCAGACTTGTAGGTACAGTCCAAGTTACACTTGTGTCGACATTCTCACCAATAACACCAGATTTAACACCGAATTTATATAAGACCTTATGTCTAAAAGCAGCATTTTTCTTATCGATATTAATGGTTACTTGTTGTCCAAAATATGCCTCAAAACCATCACTTGTGGATGCTCGGGCAATAGGTGGAACATTGACATCAAATCCGTTAATAACCAAAGTATTTGGAGAATATCCACCTTGTCCATTAAGCTGAGCCATGATGCCAAATCGTTTATTACCATTACCATCGTGCCATACCTTGTAGGTTTCATCTAGCAGTTGTTGTGTTTGACCAGCACCTAGAGTACTAATACTGAATCCATAGCGTCGTCCACCATCAAAATCAATAAAACCTGTACAGTTATAACCAGTAAAAGACCAACCACCAGAGACCAAGAATACACGAATCCTATAGTTAGAATAGTTTTCTACATCATTCTGATCTACAAGGTCAATCCACATCTTCAACCGATACCCACGGTCGTCATTACTCCAATGTTCTGACATTAGTTACCTCCCACATTGATATCACCGACATATCGGATAACATTCATATCCAAGTCAGCGAAATATTGTTCAGTCCTATAACGACCTACTTGAATAGTTTTAACAAAGGTACCATTGTCGATATACAACATACCCTTGTCAATATACATTACTTCTTTACCAGAAGAGAACATGGATATACGCCCTGCTGGTGAGAACATAATCGAACTAGACCCATCAGTTTTACCGATTGTAAGACCTTCGTTAGATTGTGTAATGAATGAATCAATAAAGCTTGTCTTAGCCGCCATATCACCTAAAGCCATTTGAAGTTGGACAATACGTTGTGATTGAGTTACAAGGTCACTTTCAGCTTTAACACGATTAGCCTCAGCAGATTTAAGGTAATTCTTATAATCCGCAATCCAAGCTCGTACTTCATCTGCGGCAGCCTTAGCTTGTAATTCTGCACGCATTCTTGCATCTTGTTCTGCAAGCAGTTGTAATTGTTGATTGGTCAAAGTGTTATCGGCTTTACTCTCAACTGCATCAGCTAGGTCGTAAGGCGAAGCTTGCCATACACGAGGTGTAGCTCCTTCGTAAACGTCTAGTTCGGTGAAGAATAACATAGACGTTCCGTTATCAGTACGACCTGCGTTATCAATACGGATAAAACCTTCATCACATTCACCAGAATTGAATATGTTTTCGAATCGTACAACTTGGGTTGTTGATGGGGAACCGTTGATGGATTTAACATTTACAACTTTTGTGTATGATTGAGTTTCTCCAATCTTACGTCCCAAGAAGTAAATATCAACATTTTTAAGGTTACCTGTACCAGACATTGACACATTAAGAGAATATGTTGTATTGCGTTTAACAGGGAATCGTCTAGTTGCGGCAGGAATACCACCGTTAGTGTCGTTAGTCAGTAAGAACATTTCCCTTGTATTGTTGTAATAAAACTCATGCTTAGCTACACGCAATTTATTATTAGGTCGTCCGATTTCCCAATAACCCCAATCATTGAGATTCTTAGGGAATGCTGAATTTCTAATAAGGTTGTCTCCACCAATAACAACACCACCAGTCATATCAATCCAAGAATATCGACTTGGATCTCTAGAATCAGCAGCTTCGAAATCAGTATAATGACCAATGTATCTGAATTTATTGTTAGTATTAACTAAACTAAAATCAGAACGACCATCAGCAGAATTTGCATAAGCGAAATGCACATAAGGTGTCCTACCGTCTGCACCAGGTTTACCAGGAACACCAGCTTGACCATCCTGACCACGCCATTTAGTCCAACGATATCTTCTTTTATCGGTTGAGTCTTGTTGAATATTGTCAACATACATACCGATATAAAGCTTATTAACGTCAGTTTGACTAAAACCATCGCCATTTTGATTATCGGCATACGCAATGTGAGTGTAAGATGAAACACCATTCACACCATCACGACCAGGAAGTCCTTGGTCACCTTTAGGTCCTTGGATACCGTTAATACCATCACGACCAGGTCTACCGTCTTGTCCATTCTTAGACACAGTGTAGACAGACTCTGAAGTATTGTCGGTATAGGTCAAGGTCATTCGCATCCAAGTAAAGTTGAGTTTCTCAGTTGGTACTTGTCTAGACCAACCACCAGTAGGTCTATTAACACCATCGTTAGAGACAGCGTAATCTACAACTGTACTTCGAATACCAACACCATCTTTACCTGGGATACCGTTAAGACCGTCGTTACCATTACGAGGAATATAAACCTTCTGAACACTAGTCTCAACTGTATTGTCAGTATAAGACCAACTTGTCTTAGTCCAGAACCATTTCTCTTTTACAAGAGTTGGAGGTTGTTCAGTCCAAGTTGTAGGCTCACTCTTGTCTGAATCTGATATACCATAGCGAATGGTTGTTTGCCTAATACCAACACCATCCTTACCAGGTTTACCATCACGACCAGGAGAGCCATCGTTACCATTACGACCATCTAATCCTTTAGGGCCTTGTTCACCACGATCACCTTTAGGGCCAGTTTCACCCATCTTAGCTACTGAATATCCTTGTTCAGTAGTTCCGTCAGAATAGAACCAAGTCGTTCTTGTCCATAGGAACTCGCCAGGATTTACAACAGGAATATCTGGTGTCCAAGTACCGTCTTCAAATACGATATTCTTAAACCAAGTATTATTACCATTGTGGTAACTATTAAGACGAATTTCATAGTCGCCTGTAGGTCTATTGTGGGTATATTTTGTACCTGTTCCAGTATTTGAGTCTGAGATAATTTGCCAAGTTTTTAACGACGCATTTATAATCCAGAGTGTAGCATTATTACTACTTTGTTCGAGGTTGTGAATGTTAGTCCATACACCATTAGTCTCAGCAGATAATACATATGTTTTTCCTTGTTCAAGGTGTACTGTTTTACCAGTCATATATATATTATCTATAGTAGTGCCCATCGGAGTAAACTTGTTCATAAATGATGCTACAATACGACCTTCAGGCTTATTCACGCCATTGCTAGATTTACAATATCGTAATGTTGTATTGATAATACCAACACCATCTTTACCTGGAAGACCGTCTATACCATTAGACCCATTCTGTGGAATATAAGTTTTCTGATATCCAATCTCGCTTGTATTATCAGTATATGTCCACTGAGTTTTAGTCCAAAGATATTTACCCTTTACAAGAGCTGGAGGTTGGGCAGTCCAGTTAGCAGGTTGTGTATTCTCATTGTCCGAAATACCATAAGTGATATTTGTAGAACGAAGACCTACACCATTCTTACCAGCAATACCATCATTACCACGATCACCTTTTTCACCCTTATCGCCTTTAATTTTAGTCCAAGTATATCTTGTAGGGTCGTTACTATCGGCTTGTACAAAGTCGGTATATTGACCAAGATATTCCTTGTTAGCACCATCACTAACATGAAAGTCTTTACGACCATCAGCAGAATTGGCATAGGCAATATGAATAAATGTTTGACGGCCATCACGACCAACAGCACCAGGTGTACCAGCGGCGCCGTCTTGTACGTTAGAGAATGTAACTTCAGTTGTTGCGATTAATGCGCCTTTTTTAGTTGTTACTGTTGCGTAATATGTAGCCGTCTTGACAAAGTCTGTTGTGGATACTGAGATTTGTTTGTTGGTAGAAGAGAAGTCACTATACCCTGTTTCATTACCATGTTTCATTTTCCATGAAATTGTGTAATCATCAAGGTTAAGTTGTTCTATCCCTTTTAGTAATTTCAAACTTACATCAGAAATACCGTATCCGTTAACAAACTGAGTACCGTTGCTGGTTGAAGGGATTAGAGAATATGCATCCTTACCGTCTTTTACAGTAAAGATTGTTAAGTCATTTTGAAATACGACCTCACCATTATCCCAACCCTTAACTTTAATAACAATCTTCTCTTGTCCAGCATAATCTTTAGACTTAATGTCTAGAAAATCACCAGAACCGATAACTTGGTCATTTACTTCATAAGTGAAATATCTACCAGTATCTTCTTTCTGTAATTTGCCACCTTTATACAATCTAGGATAGAGACGAGTCTCATCATCGAGGGACTTGAACGCAACACCGTTCGAAGTGAGGACACTCATTGTATATGGTTTAGCATCTTCAATCATACGAGCATACTTGTCCAACATAGCGCCCGTTAACTGACTAGCCATTTCAACAATATTAGATACTTCAATCTTGTATGTTGATGGTTTAGATAGTGTGGTAGAAATCTTTTCAACACGAACTCTCAGCAACAACCCATTTAAGAAGTTGTTATCTGAGATGTAAATAATATCACCAACATTAATGTTGTATTTATTACGTACTTTCGTGCCGTCTAATTGAATGGTGTATTTCTTAACACCGTAAGCATGTTCACGCAATGCTTTAAGACCAGCATTATATAATCCATCATAATCAGATGGGTCTAAATCAGTCTTAATTTCTTTAACCGTCCAGTTATCACACTCGTTCAAGTGAATCATAGATGGATATTCTAGCATTGCTAATGGAGCATACATTGTATGAGAATTACGCATCATGTAAAACTCATTATGTTTACCATCTGCATGCTTTACAATCATATTCTTTTTAGGTTTGAAGTAGTTACCATCTTTGTCTTTAATACGCAAAGCAGTATACTGTTGTGTCCTATCATGAGAATATGATACGCTAGTGACATGTCTATCAATAAATAGGATTACGTCTTCACGATTTGTACCAATGCCTGAATATAAATCAGTATAAGTCTTTGCCTTGTAGATATTTAATTTAAGGTCTTGCAACCCTCGACCATCTGGAAACATTGTAGGAATGATTTCACACTCTGCTCCAAATTGTTCTGCTAGGTTAAGGATAGTACCATAAATATTAGTTGAGCTAGAAATAGATAATACTCTTTTTTCTAACGGAATCTCGTTAACATCTACACGCAATTTTGTATAAGTCAATGCTTGACAAATATCCAAATACTCTTCAAATGTATAAGACGTAGGTTTCTTCTCGTCTTGTTTGAATTCCTTAGGATATTCATTAAGCAATTCCATAGACGCATTTTCACATTGAAAAGTAATATGGTAATCGTTTTGTGTCATATTTCGCACCGATAACAAGTAATCCTTATTATCAAACGAGAAGGACACATACATATTTGCTTTTAAATGTTGCAGTCTTTCTTGTAATTTTTCATTTACAAATTTATCAACAGTGAAGTCAAAAGTAGCAGCATCACCCTTCAAATATTGTTCTAGAGTGTCGTTATAGAACTTCAAACTTCCTGGGATGGAGTTATCAAGATGGTCGACAACTTCCAGATTATTATTGTGAATTGTAATCCTCATTTTGATTTTTCCTTTACTGTAGATATTGCTCGTTAAACTCTATCTCGATTTCAGGCAATTCACCCTTCATCCATGGAGAGAAACTGAACTGTAGTTTAGATTTACCCTTAGGAAGAGTAATCCAATTAGAACCTTTAACGAGTTCTGATTGAGAAACATAACCTTTTTCAGAAGTACCATCTGGTGATAGCCAAATTTCACCATTCCAGTTATCAATTGTGATAATTGAATTAGCTTTATATTTGTTATCAACAAGAGCATACCGTCTTGTGTTAAGTTTAGTGAAACTCAAAGACTCAAGACACATGATTTCAACTTCTTGAACACCATAATAGTGCCCCATCTGAATAACTATTTTAGAGAAATTCATGGTTTTTAGTTTCTCATTTGTGTAGTTGTAGTAATGGTTGTCAAGGAAGAATGTAAGTTTAGAACCTTCTTTCATAAACCAAGCATCACCGGTTTTAGTATTGAATGATCTATTTGCTGGTTCATACTCACCATCGTTAGCATGAAAATGTTTCATCTCATACCACTTTTGGTCACCTTGTTCGTCGACCATGAAACTACAATACATGTCATTACCACGAGTATCATTTTTAACTAACTCGTATTCAGCAATAACTTCATTCTTGTTAGAGAGAACTCCAATACGAATAACTCCAGATTTACCCAATTGTAAAGCATGGAATTTAGCATTGAAATCGACACGGAAGTCTGTACCACCTTTAATACCATCTCGGTCTGCTGGAATATCGATATATCCGATAGCTTCAGCCCAGTGTGGATTTCCAGACCTTGCTTCGTCATTACCAGGATAATGAACTCCAGAAGTCGTATAATCCTGTCCTTCGGATACATGGTTCATCTCCTTGACAACTAAATGGTTTAATATTTGACTATTTGAATCGTTTTTAGGGTCTACACCCAATACAAGTCGTCCACCAAACACATGTCGACCTTCTTGTAAAAGACCCCAACCTTTAGGGCCAAAGTCTCCTCGTTTAATCTGGATTAACGTCTCAGAACCTGTACCATCAGTATAAGACTGAGTACCAGCATCAGTTGAGGTAGAAGAACCTAGTTCCATTACTCCATTTTGATTTACGATACCAATCCAACCAATGTTGGTTTTATTCTTTATACGAATAATTGGATACGACTCCACGTTAGAAGGGTTCTTAAGTTCAACATAAATTGACTTAGACTCTTTATCTTTTGTAAATTTCGCATACTCGGTTTGTGGGCCTTCACTAGACACAACAATACCAGTATCCGAATGCCAAAGTCCGTCAGGAACAGTGAATGAAATAGTACCACTCGCCTGTTCCTCTTTAAGACTTTCAGTAAATGAGAATTGTCCTTCAGAAATCACATCGTAATATCCGTTAGGTTCATCCTCGAATCGCAGATGTCTTGTTCCGTTTGGGAAATCAAGAGCACCTGTCATTTCACGTCTAAAGCGAGCTCGTTGATTAGTATCAGCAAAAATCAAGAAATCAATCTTGATAGTTTTAGCACCTAATTTTTGATAGGCATGCTGAGTACCATAACGGTCAGTACCAGTAGACGTTGTATTAGTTTTAGCACCACCAAGACCTCTATCAATCTTGGTAACACCACCACGATAACGTTCGATAATTTCTGTAATATTGACTTGGTCTGCACCTTCGCCCAACAGAATATCGAAATATAGTTCAGTAGAACCACTCATTAAGCGATACCTCCATTAATTCGGTCTTGACGTGCTTTGTATTGTAATTGTGCATCTGCCATACCTGGGGCAAGTACATTGTTAATACGTTTACCGTCAATGTAAGTGTTAAGAACTTGACCTTCACGAAGAAGTCCAGCTTGTTCTTGATTGACAACATTAAGTTCACCCATTTGTCCGTTAAGTGTTTCAACTTTACCGATAAGGGTATTAATATTGTCTGAGTTTGTGAGCATCTGAGCAACTTGTGGATTAAGCAATGAGTATTGTAGGTTAAGAGCAGTCTGTCCTGTCAAGAGTCCAGAATAATCTGTAACAGCTTGCAAAGCAGATGTCTCAACTTGACTCATATCAAGGATAGGTTTGATTTTAGGATTAATATCCATGTTGTCATAATCCATGTCATTGACTCTATCGACTTGATTTTGAATTTCGCCCATCAAGTTATCCATTGCATCAATTACAGTAGGTGCGGCAGACCCCATACCACTAGCAATTGTTTCTACAATAGTTTTACCTGAATGCTCAACCTTACGCCAACCAGCTCCAGACATAGGCCCTTTCTTGGCTGGTGAGTTAGGAATGTGTGCTTTAACTGTAGCCCAAAGGTCAGAGATAGCACTTGTAGCTTTACCGATAGCACTACGAATACCACCAGCAATAGCATCAACCATAGAAGTACCTGCGTGTGTGAGTTTAGAAATAACTCCACCGTCTGGTGTCATTGCTGATTTCGCAGCATCAAGTACGCTTTTAGCTGCATTAGATACAGGGTTTCTACCAGAATCAATACCACCTTTAAATGTTCCAGACATTCTGTTACCGTGACCAGTAACATCGTTTTGTCCGAACATTCCTTTAGCTCCATTTACAACACCAGAAGCAGCACCAGAAACCATACCAAGTAAAGCACTGATACCTCGTCCAAACGTACTTGAAGTGTTGTTACCTTGTGATGTCATATTGGCAGAACCAAAACGTCCACGAGCACCATTCACTACACCATCAACCGAACCAGTTACATTTCCTAGTCCGTTTTGAATTCCTGTTGCATAAGATCCAATGTTACCCAAACCAGCAGCCTCAAATGATTGGTTCATTTCCATAGACTGTAGTTTAGTTGAGATTGAGTTAATTGTTGCGATGATATTATCCACAGCAACTGTAGCTTCAGGTCCAACAGCAGGCATAGACTGCAAGTTAGTTGCAATATCTTTCACCTTGTTGATGATTGAGTTCATGTTACCCATGTTAGTGACAGCTTGTTCGCTAGGAGCAGAGTCACCCATAGATTTGGCCTTGTTCATGATGGTCTTCATATCGTCCATCTTGTCACTAACACCTTCAACATCAATAGATTTCATACTTGACGCAGACTTAGACGCATCAGATACTGAAGCAAGAGCCTTAGCACCGTTCTTAATACGTGTTACCGCACCAGAGCCATCTGAGAATACAGACAAGAAGTCTTCCTTGAAGAGATTTGATGTAAGCACATTAGCGAGTTTCTTAACAACGTCAGCAGATTTCTGCATGTCTTCTGAAGAACCAGAAGCTGAAATCTTAATTGCAGTATCAGCAAGGTCTTTGACGTTAGTTACAATACCCTTCATAGCAGACAACTGACCAGAAATCTTGTCAGCTCCACCACTAATAAGACTACCGAATGCAGTCTTGAGAGTATTCCAACCGATAACATCGCCAAGCTTAGCTACAATCTGTCCAGCCTTAGTCATTGTCTCAATATCGCCAACACCAGCAATAGTAATAGCAGTAGACGCTAAAGATTGAATTGATGTTGTGATACCTTGCATAATCATGATTTGTCCAGCAGCACCCTCAAGACTTGTCACGTTAGACATGAGAGACATGAATGCAGACAAAGCACCTAGAATAAGTGCAAGACCAGCAATGGTCATAACCGCACCTAGCATATCAATACCTGCATATGGTACAAGTCCAATTACAACATTCGCTAGAGATTGTAGAGCTTGAATTATACCGTTAGCTAGAGCAATTGTTGTAGCAACACCAAGTCCAGCAAAAGTACCAAATATAGATACTACTGTAGCGAGTGCTGTAATTACTACAAGGATTACACCTAATGCCAGTATAGCTACAGCTCCAGACATCAAGTCTCCAATAGAGAGTGGCGCAAGAGAGATAACAATATCACCCATACCTTGTAGAGCTGGGACGATAGCCATAATCAATGCGATTACAGGAATAATACCCCAAAGTGCACCGAATGACCACCCAGCAAGAAGTGCAAGTACTCCAAACTCAGTTGTGAGAATAAATAAGACTTGTCCTAACGCGGCTATTGCTGCACCACCCTTGAAGAGTTCACCAACAGATAAACCACCAAGAAGGGATACAGTTTCACCCATTGTCTTGAGGCTCCATACTAGGCTGATAATAAGAGGAATTAGAACTACCATACCAACAAGTGTCATACCTGAAAATCCTGCAATCAGACTAATAGCACCCATGGCCACTGTTAATGCAGTCAATACAGTACCAAGTAACGTTATTGTAACAACGCCTTTTGTTAAATCTCCTAGACTCATAGAACCTAAGTCTTTAACAGTCTTAGCCATTATGAATAAATCAGCAGTTATAGCAATCATTAAACCAATAACAAATGCCATACCAGCTAAAGACATACCTCCGCTATTACCAGCGAACATACCAAGCAATGAAACGATTGTTGTCAATACGGCAATAATACCACCTATTGACGCTAGAGCGACTACTCCTTGTTTAGATTCAGCTTCTTTCATTTTACCTAGAGATTTCACTTCTGCTCCAAGTAAATATAAAGAACCAATCACAATAATGAGAGTAGCTAGAACTTCTACAATTGTTACTGCTGAGAATAGATTTGTTGCTAGTTGGTTAGAAATTAGAGTAATTGCTTCTAACACACCTGAAAGTATCAAAGAAATAGCTGTTACAGCAAGTAGACCTTGTTCTAATACACCAGTATCCAATTCGCCCAACTCGCTAACTCGTTTAGCTAACGATTTAAGACCAAATATAATGATTACTATAGAACCAATTAATTCTATAAATGCTATTCCAGATAAACCTTTCATTTGTTTGGAAATAAGAGTAACACCTTCCATAATACCTAGAAGTACCAAAGATATAGCTGATACAGCCAAACTACCTTTAATTAAATTACTACTTTCTATTGCGCCTAACGACATTACGGTATTAGATAATGAGCGTAAACTTAATACAATCACGCCCATTGCTATTGTTAATACAGCAATAGTTTTAGTTTTAGCGTCTAGTTTCGTTGCTAATCCGCTAATAAGCACGATTGAAGCAATTATACCAACAAGAATTGCGCTTATGATAGATACATGGAGTTCTCCTTGTTTAAGTTTACCAGCATCCACACTACCGAGTTTTATCACTGTATCTGATAATAGTTTTACACCTAGAATAGAAGAAGCAAGTGCTGCAACGTAAGCTTTCGAAATCTTAAAGTTTGAATTCTTAGTTAGATATTTCTCTATTAAGATAATAGCCGAAATAAGAACAATCATGATACCAGATACAACTGATAAAGCTAATGTTCCTCGTTTCAAAGAATCCACGCTAGAGCTTCCGAGTTTTAGCAATGTATCAGACAAAAGTTTAACACCAATAACAATACTAGTAATAACGCCAACCAATTTCCAGTTAGTACCACTACCAGCAGTAAATGACTTGTCTTTTCCTTTAAATTTCATCCTACCAGTTATCAATGTGATAGCAAGATAAAGACCACCTAATACATAAGCAATCTTCGTTAATGCACTACTACCTTGTTGTAACTTATCAGGGTCTAGAGAACCTAATTGAGAAATTGAATTACTGATTTCTTTTATACCAATAATTATAGTAGTTAAAACACCGACCATAGACCATTTAGTATTACCAGTCGTTATCTTCAAACCAGTCAAACCTGTAGCGTTACCAAATGTACCTTTTACTTTACCACTACCTTCAGCACCAGCAGTTAATGAGCCACCCATGATAGCAACAAGACCAGCAATTGCTGTAAGTATAGATTTAAGAGCTTCAACCCCTGCATCAATTGATTGTTTTTTGGCTTCAATTTTACCAGGGTTAGTTTCACCAGCAAACAAATCCAATGCTTTCATGATGTTCTGCATCTCATGCATAAGCACAAATAAGGTTGCAGCGGTACCGAAAGATTGATTTGATGTTGACAAACTTGCACCGATTTTGAATTTATCGCTTACGCCAATACCTGCACTAACATCAAGACCCATAAGAGCCATTATTGATGCAATCAATAAACCAACTTTTTCAAGTCTAGCCATACCAGTATCGATAGAATCTCCATCGATAGCTGATAGATCTTTAATGATTTTAGATATCTGTTTAACCGCTTGTGAGATGACATACAATGTAGCAGCAGAGCCTAAAGATGCTTTAGAGAACCCAGTAAGCCACGATGCAGCTACAAGTTCAGTCATGATACCACCAACAACTGTCAATCCTCGTTTAATAGAATCCCAGTCATTTGATGCTAGCTTATTGAATACAGTACCAATAGCAACAACAGAAGTTGCTAAAGCTATAACCATTGTAGCGGCACCAATCTTTTTAAGAAGACTGCTTATTTCTGGGAAACCAAAACCTTCAATAATAGAGTTGATTAATCCACCACCTCTACCACCGCTATCACCTTTAATCTTGTTCATTGCCCAATAAACACCAGTAAGTATTGTAGCCATTGCGGCAATTGCTCCTACTGCTGGCAATAGTTTATCAGAAGGGATTAACGCTACTACAAATAACGCTCCAGCCAATTCAAGTAAAGCTGTAGCAATCTTCTTCAAAGCATCAGCCTTGATTGATTTTTGCATAGTACCAAGAGTATTTTTTAACTCTTTAAACAATCCTACTTTTTCTAAACCAAGACCACCAGAAAGGAATTCTTTTAGGGTTTTAATTGGGTGTAGTATTTTATCGATAGTGTCTTTAAGTTTTTCCTTAAAGTTCTTGAGGTTGTTAATTATGATATAGAATACAGCCATCTTCAACAGACCATTCCCGTTTAAAGCTTCTGCTAAATCATCGATAAAATGTAATATCGCTTTAACAGTATTGCCAAGGAAATGAGAAACGTTGTCGAATTGGTCTGACACACTTCGTAACGTATCACCAAGAGCTCTGATAATATTACCTAAAACAGTAAACTTGTCTGCAGCATCTGTCTTAGACATATTACCTTTAAAACTACCCCAAAATGTCTTGAAGGCTTCTGAAATAGTTTTAATTGCGTTTGCAATTGTATCTGATTTTGAAAAAGCGTCAATAATTGACTTGAGAGCAGAGTCTTCATACTTAGCATTTGGTTTAAAGAAACTCAATAATGCTTTTCCAGCCTTTTCAGCTACACCGTGAATTTTCTCTAAAGAATTTCTAAGTTTATCAACATTGTCATTGATTTTAGATTTTTCTGCACCAGGCAAAATAGATACAATAAACGATTTACAAATTTGATACAAGATAGCAAGAGGTGATAGTAATAGCTTTACACCATTTAGGAAAACATTTACACCACGACCAGCTTTCTCGAAGAACAGAGCAATCTTGTCTGTTTCTCCAGGCTTAGGCCCGTTTTTAAACGCATCTGCCCAAGCAGCAAATTTGTCTGTTAAGTTCTTAAACGCATTAGCCATTCTTTCTAAGAAAGATAGACTGTTTTGAGAATCGGCGTCTTTACCAAATCCAAACATCTTAGCCACATCATTTAAGAATTTACCAATATTAACACCGACTTTATCAAAGAAGGTGTCCATAGGACCGTCTAAACGACCCCACAAAGCAGATAATACTGTTGTTACAGAATCCCAGAATGACTGAAGCGCAGTTCTAATCGTATTAAATGCATTGGCGATACCACTACCATCCAGTTGTGATTTTATACCGTCGAATATACGTCCAATACCATTAAATACATTAGCTACCATACCAGCAATAAGAATCAAATCTTGAATTAAATTGTCTGGTATAATCAAATCTAAGGCAGCTAATATACCTTTTGCCACACTCTTGACAATATTCCATAGACGAAGAAATACCTCTACAATATTTTGGATAGCCAAAACAACTTTAGGTTTTACATCGTCGTTAATATGGAATAAGTTCTTCAGATAATCTGTGATTTTTATAATGGTTTCTGCAATTTTAACAAAAACCATATTAGTCTTATCACCGTCTTCAGCCCATTGTCTAAATTTGCTACTTTCTGGGAACATACCAGCTATAGCGTTTTTTACACCTTCTCCTATTGTTTTAAGAGAATTGAATGCTTCAACAATTGCAGAAATGAGGTGTGTACGACCATCAAGTTGGTTGAATGCATGAGCGATTTGAGCAATCATGTTTGGAATAAAAGAAACAGTATTAGCCATCAATTGAGACACTGGTGTCCAAATAGCCATAGCTTGGTCGCCCTTACCAGCTAATTCAACCCACATTTTAGACCAAGCATCGTTTACTGCTTCTTCAGTCGCTTCCATAGCTTCTTTAAAAGTATAAACATTTTCGGCCATTTTTTGATAAACAGGGTTGTTAGCATACTCTTCCAATGATTGCATTAATACTTCGTTTGTCAACCAACCATCTTTTAGATGTTCAACAAATAATTGTTGAACCCCAACTGCGTCAACTTGTTCTTGTGTAAGCGTACCTTGTGCAATGGCTGCATTTATAACAGCTTCTTTATATGCACGTGTAGCCAAATTGGCGTTTTCCATTGACATCCAGTTTTGTCGGTTCATATAACCCATTTGTAGGGCTTGTTGGACACCAAATTGTAAAGCTGAACCAAATTGAGCAGTAGTTGCACCAGCAGATGCTGCCAAGTTACCGAAACCTTTCAAAGCAACATTTGCTTTATCCAAGTCGATACCAGCATTAACAAACTGAGCCAATGAAGAGTTCATTTGTTGTGAGTTATATTTTGTTGTCTTGGCATATTGTTCCAAGTCACGCATAACTCTTGTGATATGGTCTTGTTCTTGGTCACCCAAGGCAGCTACCAAGATACGAGTTGAATCAAGCTCACGTTCATATTCTTGATAACCTTGGACAATAGGAGCAAGAGTCCATTTATTCAATAACGATGCTCCAGCAGTGATTGCACGAGATGCAATATTACCCAAAGCGACCGTTGCAATACCTTCCAGCATTGAGAATTTACCTTTAACACCCTCAACACCAGAACCCAATTGTTCCATTGAGTTTTTAGCATTTGATGCTCCAGACTGGATTGCTCCAAATCCAGAGCCTGCATTTTCTCCAACTCTACCTACAGCAGATGCTGCAGTGTTGGATGCATTACCGACACCTGTCATCTTCTCCACAATGTTACCAAGAATTGGGACATGTGAGACTAGACCTGCCAGTTTACTTGACAGAGAACCAGTTGATTTCTCAACATTATCAACAGATTTACCATTGATAGAATCCATCTTTTGTTGGAAATTACCAACATCTTTGATGGCATTTTGAAGTTTCTGTTGTAAGTCTGCGGCGTCGAGTTTTAGTTTATAAATCTGTTCTTTTACTACAGAACTAGGCATTAACTACTCCCTCCCGACAAACCTTTTGTTATATCACTTGTTATACTATCAGTTCTAGGAGACACAAAATCATTTGGTCTAACATAACCATGAGTACGAGTATAGTGACCATTCACTACATATACAACAATAGGTTTACCATTCTTAGCTTTATGTGAATTTTCAAAGATAACATCTATCTGGTCTTTGCTCATTGTAATTCGCCTATTCCATGACGACTTAGTTAAGCCTGACCTAGCAGGAGTACTCTCAACAATGCCGTCATAAGCTTTTTTAGTTTCAGTGTCGACCACTCTGTAGATTTTATCCATAGTGGTTTCTTTTTTAAAGTCGTCGAATAGGTTCTGAAACTTACTATCTGATGACATTGAATATTTCATTTTGAATTAACCTGTAGTTCCCATCTCAGCACGTCGTTTAGCATTCAAGTCTTTGTACATGCGTGCAGTTTCTTCTTTACTACGTTTCTTCTTAGGTGCGTTTAACTCACCTATAACCCCAAGTAATACAAGAAGCCTATGGATATTCCATGTTTCACAACTGTATGGTACTTGTGCATTCGCCATATACGCATAGATTACCTCTGATGTTAATATACGACGACCACCTTCTCCCGATGAAGAAATCGTAGTTGCAGTAGGTTTGCTATTGATGTATTCGATTATCTCCTTTATGTTTGATTCGGACAAATTGTCTATATCAAACCCTGTCTTATCTAAATTCATTAATTGGACATAAGCTAGCACTTCAATAGGTTCCACCTGCAAGCCATTTAAAAAGGGAAACGGTTTTTTAAACACCATCTCCCATTGACTAATAGCTAACAACGAATGCTCGAAATGGTATACTTTTCCTGGAAGAATCATGCTCGTTGTTTCGTCATAAATCTCCTCTGTAACTATCTCAAGCATACTTGCTACCTACTATTTTTTGCTACGACGTTGTTGACGGTTACCTTTATTAGCAACTGTCTCAAGCTGAGCATTTTGACCCTTGTTCTTACCTGAATGACCTTCTTCAATCAATTGTGAGAAGAATTTACGTGCAAATGCTTCATCTTGGATAAAATCTACGAAGAGTTTACCGTATGCTTCTGACGCTAGGAATTCATCGCGAAAATTTTTCGTCTTAGTAAAGCGTCCATCAACATTCTTATACCCAACGGCAATAGAAACAAATTGCTCGATAAAGTCCATGATGCGGTCTGTGTCACCTGATGCCGCTACATCTTTAACGTAAGTCTCCCAGTCTTTGTTTCCTGAGCGACCCATAATACGAAGTGCTTCGGCACTGTTAATGTGGAAGTAAAACTTCTCAGTGAGTTCCTCACCAGAGAGTGGTTCTACATAAGTAATTTCTTTTACAATCATTTGAATAAATCCTTTCTTATAAAAACAAGTTCATTTTGAAATTTTTAACCAGTAACTACGCCAAGGAGAACCATGAGTTCTTTTGGAGTAGGAAGTTTAGGGTCAGCACTGTCTGTACCATAGATAGCTTCTTCAACTTTCTTAAGTTTAGTAGCTTCGAGTTTAGTAGAGTCAATGATGATGTGAGCCATTGATTGAGTATTGTCAACACCTGTGTCTACTGGAGTTGTTGTGAAGTCCCAAGAGAATTCGATAGCATCTGGTGAGTCATTGATTGTTTCAAAGTCTTTAGATGCAACACCCGCAGTAGCGTTGTATACCAAGTTGATAAGGTAACCGTGACCTGTAGACTCAGTATCATTACCGATAAGAGTACGGTATGCGAAACCGAATGATTTACGAGTTTGTGCAGTAAGTTTAACACCTGCAACAGCGTCAACTTCACCAAGACAAGCTGCAAATTCATCAGGATAAGTGTAAGCTGAGATAGAACCTTTGAATGATTCTTTCGCGATCAAGTTCAAGTATTTACCGTTGTTAGCGTATTTGGCTGTAGCGTCACCACCATCTGGTGATTCAGACACTTTAGTCAAACCATTCCAAGCTACACCTTTTTCATATGTACCAGCACTGGCCATAGGGAAAAGTACACCACGGTCTACACCTGTTTGATAAGTCTTTTGACCTGTTTGGTCCCAAAGCAATTTTGCCATAGAAATAATAACCTCTCTAATAATATACTCTATACGTCTCTTGATATAAACCGTTGTCTACATCGTAATTGTTGAGGCGTACATAATCGAATTTGTCAAGCATGGCGTCCTCGATTGAGTCGTCGTCCACCCTTGTAAAGAAATTAACAATATAAGACCTGTTAGAACGATAAGCTCTGTTGTTTGCTGACTCTACATCTAGGTAGTTCTTTTCAACAACAATGCAAGGGAATTTCAGTTGAGAACCATCTGGTTTCTGATAATATACCCTTGGACAAATCGTCTTAAGTTCTTCGATGAGTTCAGTATGTGTTCTAGTCATAATCTTTAATTACTACCCCCAATTGATTCATGTCTTCAAGACTCATAACACCATCAGGTACAATTCGTACTCGTGGTGGGTAATTGAGGATTTTACTTACAGAATATACTTGATTCTTGTAAATAACATACCAGATACGATTAACACGGTCTGTATCATCATTGGCGAATACAAAAGAGAAGTCGAAGTTAGACTTAATATTCTCGTTAATTCGTTGTGAATCAGAAATATCATAGCGTCTATTTTCGACAATGTTAGCAGGGACCTTTCGATATCGTGTGTACTCGTACGAATATACACCAGGTTTAACCTCTGTCTCTTCAATACCGCGAACTAAGATATCAATTGTCGTCCTCATGCTACTCTCCTATATTCCATTTTGAAATTAACCGCCTGTACGTCCTGTACTGCCTGGAGTTCCTGATGCAGGGTTAGCTGCTGCAGCTTCGTCAGCGTCTGAATGTTTTGACAAGTATTTAGAACCAGGTTTGTCTTGTTTTTCAACCCAGTTAGGTTTTGTCTTAAGGCCATCTTTACGGAATTTAAGCATATCTTCGTTAGTAGCTTCAGCGTTTGTAACTGTTACAAAGATGAAGGCACGTGGGATCATGATTGCACCTGAAAGACGTGCTTCCATAAGGTATTTCATTTGGTTAAAGTCGATATCGAAATCGTCGAATGTTACGACTTGTCCACCTTGAGATTGACCAAATACGTAGTCATTCAAGTTACCAATCAAGAATTTACCTTGAGGCATATCACGGAATTCAATTACTTCAGAGCATCCGAAGTAAGCTGCAAGGTCGCCATTTGAGGCTACACGGTTACCATCACTAGATGAACCATACAAGTAGCGTCCGTTCTTGTCTTTAAGAGTGCGGAGTTTAGCAAGGTCAAATGGGTTGATGATAAGTGATGGAGAACCAGAACCTTGGTAACCAGGAAGAGTCTTGATTACATCATCAACTACAGACATCCAGTCAGCAGAAGTAACTTTGATTGTAAAGAAGTCATCGTCTTTAGTGATAGGACGAATATGTTCTTCTTGGATCTTTTCAACGTTTGGTTTACCGTCTTTAAGGACTTCACGACCATCACCAAACAAAGCAGCACGTACGAGTTCTTCTTTGAACTTGATAGCTTGCACTTGTTTCAAGAATGATACTGCATCGATACCATTTTCACGAATATCGATGACGTCATCACGGTCAATAGCTGTCTTGTGGATAACAGTTTGTGGTGTAGTTACACGATAGTACAAGCTGATAAGACGTTGGTTAAGTTTTTCGTTACCTTTGATATAACCACGTGCACGAGCTTGTTCTTCTGTCAAGTCAGCATAAATGTTTTTAACGTTTGGTGAAGATACAGCACCGAATTTGTTAAGGATAGCTTCAACGTTTTTAGCGTTAGGGTTGTAAGCTTGAATACCTTTTTGCAATTGTGCTGCTGGGAACAAGATATCAATGTTAGAGATACCATGTTGCAAGAATTCACCACTTGAATCCACACCAGCCAAAGCACCTTTGATAGAGCCACTTCCAAGAGCTGCAGCTTCACGTACAGCCATATCAGCGATTTGAGCAGCGTGAGTCAAAGTGTCTTGATCTTCAATCCCATTTTGATTAAATGAATTCTGTTTCATATCTACTCCTGAGTGTTCAATTTCTTCTTCGTCTGCGTCGGCTTCTTCTCCCTCTTCAGACTTGTCTTCTGCAGCTTCATCTTCAACTTCTTCAGCTTTAGGTTCTGCTGCTTTTTTTTCTTTAACTTCTACTGGCGCTTCTTCTCCCTCTTCGACTGTTTCGAAGTCAGAAATACTAGCATTTGTCAACTCATCTTCATCCATAGTATCGCCTACAGAATTGATGATAGCAATAGCAGTTGTTTGTTCGTCTGTAAGGGTTTCGATAACTTCATTGTCTTCTTTTGAAAGATTTTCGAATCCGTTCTCAAGACCCTTAATTACAACATCTGATTGGTCTTCTGTCAAAGACTCAATAACTTGTCCAATTGTTGCCATTTGGTTCTCCTCTGAGTTAGAGTGTTTCAACAAGTCTTGTGTTAGACCTGTAGTGATGAATACTTCATCGCCGACAAAACCATCACCGTGAGTAAGAACCTCTTCGATGACAGCTCCAGGATTTGCGCCCTTGAGTACTAGCGACACTTCATAGATTTCTCCATGAATTACGTCTTGTCCACTCTTTTGGATTTTACGAGCGCCAATTGACATTTGGTTCACGTCTCCGTGTCGCAAAAGTTCTTTGGCATCCTGACCACGTTCTGTTTCATTGAGATACCCATAACCGTACACGCCTTGGTCATTTGAATGAAGAAGAATGTATCCGATTGTATCTCCTGGTTGAGAATAAGAATGTTGCCAAACTAATGGTACTTTTTCTCCAGACAATCCAGAGAACGCACCATGACGGATTGTTACACCGTCTGAGCATTTGAGGTCATTCTTCGTAACCCAACCAGCGAAATCGTAATTTTGTGGTTTGTTCAATTACTTATTCCTCGCTTTTTGTTGTTTTACATAAGATTTAAAATCTCCACCAGCTTCTCTAAGGCGTTTCTTATATCGAGTTTTATTCAAATATTTAGCAACCTTATATACGTCTTTGTCTCCGTACTTCTCATACAAAGATTTTGTGTGAGCTTTTTCTGCTTTATAGAGATTTTTTGCTGCAACTCGGTCTCTAACAACTTTATTACGATAACCTAAAGCATTTGTGCTTGAAGAAATGATGGCATATTTTCTACCTTCTTTTCCGTTTTTAAATGCTAATTTGTATTTTGCTACTTGAGCAGCATATGGGTGTGTATATTCATTAGCATATGCTCTACCGAATTCTTTACCCCATGCACCAACAGCTCGAGCTCGTTTACCCCACTTCATTCCTTTGACACCGTGGTGTTGAAGATGTTGACCATCTTCAATTAATGCTTTATAATCCATTATTTACCTCCGAATAGGATTTCCAGCTTCATCTACCAGATTACCTTGATAGTCTACAAAGTTACCATTCTCGTCTTGATAAACGTACTGACTAGGGTCATCACCATCTACAACTTCATTTTGATTAATGCTATCGCCACTCATTGTAGTGCCTATACCCTGACCAGCAGTAGCAAGACCTCCCATCTGATTACCATCCGCAATATTACGATTGTAAAGTTGGTCAGCCAATGGATTAGGATGAGGTTCTTTACCAATGAATTCACGAATCTCATTAGGAGTAAGAATTGCATTACGAGAGAACAAATCAGCAGTATTAGCGAGTTGTTCAATAGGTAGAATCTTAAATGGGTCACGATAGAACTGAATAATCTGACCTTGTGTACGAGCGGTTTTACTGATAAAAGCGACATTAACCGCATCCACAATAGCTTGTAGAATTGGATCAATTACTCGGTTGTAATAAAGATTAAGCTCTGCCCCAGACTGAGTACCATTGATAATGTTCTCAGTGATACCAATTTGGTTGTAGAAGTCTTGCTTAAGTTTATTAATATCCTCAAGTGTATTGTTCTGGATATTACCGCCAGTTGGAATGAACTTCTCATTGTTGTCCAATGTAGCCAAGCCATAAGTAGATTTACTCATCTCGACTTCCAACTGTTTGCGACGTCTATCCGCTTGTTTCTGATGATAGTCAGAGTTTGTCTGGTAAGGAAATTGGATAAAACCATTAATCTTACCAGCCGCGGCATTTCTGTCTTCAGAATTCATCAAGTTAATCTTTTGTTTCAAGAGTTGAAGAGTTTGGTTACTATCTTGTAGGATACCACTAAGCGGAGACTCAATGATAGCCACATCTTCTTTCTTAAGAGATTGTTCGAATTCCAATCCAGTGTCTTCGTTGTAATATCGCACCTTAACACAATCAGTAAACCATTGTGTGATTTTACCCACACGAACTGATTCAACATCGAAAGTCTTTTCACCATCCATAACTTTATCAGTAACGGTTGGAATGATAGCAATAACACCTTCATCTAACAGAGACCACACTAAATCAATAATGAACGCTCGTCCAGTTTGGTCGATGTTTGCCTTGTAAGTAAGACAATCAATCAAACCAGATTTAATTTCATTTTGATTTTTACTGACAGGGTCGATCTTCAAATGTTTAAATTCAACTGTAGATGCATCAATAGCAATACGGTTGATAATAGATTTAATCAAGTCACTACCATAAGAGGTGTTCATTGATTGAATGTACGAAGGAGAATGATATGTCGAAATCGATTGCCAATTGGAACCAGGTTCGACTGTGAAACTACCATTACCCATCGCGTTCGCAGACTCGTACGTTTTGTACGAATGTAGCAAAGTCGACATATGTTCACCTTTCTACATAAACATCTCTCTATTACGAGTCATCGCAACCCAGGCATCCATAAGAGCGGCCACGTTATCGATTTTCTCATCAGAGCGACGCTTATCTAATTTGTAGTTACCATTGTTATCCTGTAATGCTACAGAATTACCCATGGCGAATTTCATCAGCTCTTCGTCGAATATCAACATACGAGCCTCTGCAAGTGCTTTGATTTCACCCAATGGTACAGACTCAGTTTTAACACCTTGTCGTACTGTCTCAACACCATACTCACCGTTTTCCATACACCAGCGGTCAACGAAAGCTCCAGCGTTGTAAGGGTCAAACCCGAATGACAGAACAGCCCAGTCATGTTCATGAATGTAATCACGAACATCTTCGTATACTGCCACCCAATCCAAGAGAGAACCAGGCATGATTACCAATGTTCCTTCTTGTTGTAATTCGTCGTATTTGTATCTTGTTGCAGAAGGGAGTTTGCGATACTTAGACTCAGACACATAAGACCTTGTCTTGATACCAAATCTCTCTCCACCCAAAGGAAATACCCAAGTAAATGCCCAGAAGTCGTCCCCTTGTGATGCGTCCATACCCATAGAACATGGCAACTTATCATAGTTCTGATAAGCGTGTTTTTGGATCTCATCATAAGTAAAGAAGTAAGTGTAACCTTCAACGGGAATACCAAATCGCTTAGCAAGAATATCATTCCTTGTAGCAGGGTTGGCTTCAGCACGTTTAACGTCACGCATGTAAGCGTCGTAGGATACAGTTACTCCGATATTAGGGCTGGCTTTAATCCAGGCAGAAGGGTCATTCACTTCGTTCAAGTCATCTAGACGATAATACCAGATTGATGTATGAGGGTCTTCGTATTCACCTCGTAGGATTTTTAATAATTCCATTTTGATTGAGTCGCCTACGGAGTCACGAACGGTACCCTCAGAGGATACTGCCAGGATAATGTAATCATCTACACCACCCTTGGCTGCTGATTGTTCTAGTGCACCGATAACGTCCTCTTTAACGTCACCAGAGAGCCACTCATCGACAGTACAATACTTGGCACGAGAACCTTGTAGTTTATCAATACGCATTGGTCTGATTTCGACGTACGAATTGGTAATCTTGTTCTCAATACCTTTCTTAGTTGATGCCAACTTAGCTTGTGTGTATTGCGATCGTGACTTGTTAGAACCATCAGTCAATACAGAAAACAACGGGCCACGAGACTTAGCAATGGCAGTTGAGAAAGGCATCATAACCTCTTCCGCTTGAGCCATTGTAGGAGCCGTTGTGATTTGTTGTGTTGTCTTTGTATCAGTTAATAGACCATATGCTTGAATGGTTGTCTCGTAAAGTGATTTTGAGTTACCACGAGCGATAATCAAATATTGTTTATTACGAAGACGTCGCTTCTTGCGAACTGTAATTCGACGACCAGTAGCTGGATCAATCGTGTCTTCTTCCGAATAGTAATACCACGACAATAAATCCTCAGCCCACATCTTAAATGTTGGAAGGAGGGTCAAGTCAGTACCATCGGTTAGAGTCAGTTCAGCTTCACAGAAACGAACATAACCATCAATTGCATTGGGGTCGTAGAAATAGTCAGGATTAGCGATATCATCATCAATCCTGTTCATTTGGAGTGAGATGTTTTCGCATACTCTAGTCTCGCCTCTTAGAACTGAGTCGCGAAACTCACCATAATATTTCGGGACCATAGTATTAGATAACATAAGTTACTCCGTTATTTTTTGTATCTTATTTCGTTTAAAGTACGCGAATGAATCGTTGTTTTACGTTTGACTTTTCCTTTATAACGATATTTAGGTTGAGACCCTGAGAATGTATTTTTGACTACACCCTCAACATAACTAGATGATGGTTTATCACCATAAAACTTAGGAATATATCTAGGACGACCTCTATGGTCTATTTCTCTAATAAAATCATGTGGGTTGTATTTTAGTTTACGATTACTATCGTAATAAATACCTACTTTATCGCCGATATTATTAACTCTACCATTAGGAGCACGATAACCTAATCCTTCTTTAATTAACTTATGACCCAAAGGTTGCTTTAACTTATAATTCTTTTTAGGAATTTTATGATAGATTGCTCTGTTTCTCGCATACTTATTAACGGCATAAGCGGCTCCTACAGTTGCAGCACCCAAAGCAGCGGTAGTAAGGATGCGTTTGGCAAGTTGTTTACGTTTATCAGATTTACTCAATTGTACATCTGGTGTTGTGGTATCTTTCTTCCTAAACTTACGAAGAATCCCCCCAGTTTTAGGATTTACAATTGTTGCAGGCGAACCAGTATTTGTGGCTTTACGTCTACCCCATTTCATACCCTTGATACCATGGTGTTGAAGAATTTCTTCGTTCTCTAAACCGCTATTCTTCAAGACTTTACCTTGAATCATACCAACAGTGACTCTAGCAGCATCGTTAATGAGTTTAACAGTATCTTTAGCCTGTTTATGTTTTTTAACGGCTTTAAGATACTCGTTATAGTTGCTACGTTTTCCACTAATAACACCGCCTTCTTTTTTCAAATTAAAGCTGCCAAGACTAGGTTCGGAACCACTTAACTGTTTGGCTCTAATACCAGAATAGACCAAAGCACCAACTGCAACTCCTCCAGCAATTTTAATAGCAAGTTTCGCTCTTCTTGCTCGTTTTTCTGCAGCGGCTTTTTGTTTATCGACAATAGGTTGTTCAATGGCTTTCTTAAAAGCGTACTCCGCATTCAAACGGTCTGTACGTGCCTTAATAGTTTTAACAGACATCTTGTCTCTATTGTAGTATTCTTTTACAAACTTCTGTTGACGCTCTCGTTCTTTTACTACTATTGGGTTTTCGACCTTCCTAAAACGGCGCATAATAGAACCTGTTTTAGGGTTAATGGTAGTGCTTGAACCACTAGTTCTGTTTTTACGTCTACCCCATTTCATACCTTTAACACCCCAATGTTGGATATCACTAGAGGTGTGTTGTGGTGTAGAAATAAGATTTTCATTCACATTAAGAGTCGCCATTCTCTACCTCCATTCTAATTCTCCATAAAAGATGTTCTAGGGATTTTTCTAAGATTGCTTGTTGTTGTGATGGTGGTGGGTCAAACATCAACATAATATATTGGACGACATACTGTTTACCAGTTTCCAATAGATTTTCATTGTCAACATCTTCCCATTCCATTTTGACGTCTTTGTCCCAATCGCCAGTCCACTCAGGCTGTTCCATTACCAAACCATTTTGTTTGAGTGTAAGGAACGCTGTTGATATTAGTGATTCGATAGAGAAGACGTACTGACCATCCACAACCAAATCTTTTGTCAACGATGGGGCTCGTTCGACAACATCTTGTAAAATAAATGACATTTAATTACCCCATAGATTTGTATCGCCTGGTGTTCTTTCGGCATACTCTTCCTCTTTGGGTTTACCATAGTGGATTGTATTGTGTGTCGCAATAGAACAACAGATTAGGTTGTCTTTATCGAAGAGTTTCTCGACATTCCAATTATCGATATCCTCTGCGCATAAAGGGTTAATATGGTGAACGATAATAGGTCCTTCGATTGGTAATCCTAAGATTCCAAGGTCGCAACCTAAATCTCGTTCGATGACTTCATCTCGCACGCGCATCCATTCACGCGACTTGTAGAAACGATTAGACATGTGACGTGGAGAAGTAGCATTACCATCTAATAATATTAGATATTCTAGTCTAGCATTCCAGTCTTCCTGTTTGAGGGCTAGTTCTGCTGACCTAACCTTCCATGAATTCTCCTTCAAGCCAATCGTCTCCTTCTTCCTTGTCGTGTGAAGGTAAATATCCAGCGAAAGCACGCATTGCCTCCGTGTACGCCTCGTTAGACTTACGTTCAGAGTTAATAGCTTCAGTTTTAGCCTGGAGCATTTCATTCTGTAGTCTTAAGTTTTCTTCTTTTAGTTGATTAGTAGGGGAAGCACGATTTAACCAAAACACAATTTCGGCTGAACTGGCTTCACCATTACGGAGACGCTCTTCGGATACTTGCATTGCGAGTGCTTGCATCTTCTTGTCATATTGTTCAGGGGTCCGTCCCTGGAATTTTGGTTGTAGTGTTTCATCCATACTCTAGCTCCTATTCAGCGTCAGCTTCCTTGCTTGCAAGATAGACTTGTTCTACAGAGAATTCTGAGTTAGCAACATAGCCACCTTGTAGGAGTTCGATGAATTTACCATCAGCAGTTTCACGACCTTTGAACTGTGTACCTTCAGGAAGTACATCCTCACTTGTTGTGTCGTCTACTGGTGCTTTACGTACAATTACACCTGCTGGTGCAATCACTTTATAGTGATTATACATGGGTTTCTCCTTACTTTTAGTATAGTTTTTGAGACATACCTATCTCAACCACACACACTAGCCACTTCAACGACATAGAACCAGCATAATAAAAACCCAAATTTAACTCAGAAGGAAAGAAACGTACGGAGAAAGGATGAAACCCGCATTGTTTTTTAACACAGTATTGCTTACATAGTGTGTTTAGACCTGTAAATATGGCTAGTGTGCATGACTGAAATAGGTATAGACCTAAAATCAGTTTTCAAATTTTTGCAACGGGGAAATTTTCGAGAGCCCGGACGATGACGGGAGGGTGGTTATTTTTTCGACCCCCCCTATGGTCTGGGTTGATGATTAATCATCTGTATAGATGAGGTCACCATCTGCATCGTATTGTAGCTCTTGTTGTGGTTCATCATCCTCTGGAGGTGATGGAACATACACAATGTTGCCCCAGATGTTGTGCTCTAGGACCTCTGCCTCGGCCAGTGCCCATGCTTCGTCATCATTCAACCATGGTTGTGCACCTAGCTTGGTGTCGTAGATGCGAGCGAGGTAGCGTTCGAGGTAGTAGCCATGCTCTTCATCCCACTGTCTCCACTGTTCGTACTGGTCTAGTGGAGAGTAGGGGTTGTCACTAGTAGTCAGTGCCATGACTGTGTGCTCCTTCCTTAGTTGTAGTAGTGGTACAGTGTAGTGCGTACTAGACTGTAGTGACTAGGACTGGTTGACATAGCGGTTGATAGTAGAGGTACTAACACCCAGTTGCTTAGCAACCTCAGCGTAGGTGTGACCATTCGCTATCATAGCAGCCGCTCTATCAGCCCTAGCTTTAGAGAGTGTAGTAGTAGGACGTGGTGTAGCCAAGCTCTTGAGTTGGTCACTGTCCATGTACTTGATGAGCTCTTGTAGCTTAGTAGTAGAGATAGCATTAGCTTGTATTGCATCCCACTCAATATCAGTAATCTTAACAGGATTTCTGTGTGCACCTACTTCTTCTCTGGCTGCAGTAATTGCTTTAGCTCTAAGCTTCTTAACATCAGCCTTTGATAATTCTTCTCCATTTGCTGTAGCTCTATCCAGTTCACGTTGTATGTTAGAGTTAGCTAGAATCTGTGCTTGTCTTTCTCTAGGTTTGTTCAACTTAGCAAGCTTGACCTTCTCGTTGAGTGAGTTCACTTCATCAGTGTAGATCTTAGCAGCAACAGGACTCTTCTTCGGAGTCTTAATAGATGCAAGCTCTGTCTCAGCTTTAGACTGGCGAGCTTTAAGATTATTAATATAATCTACATATTCTTTTTCTACAGGAGCAGCCTTCGGTCCAAGATAGACAGAAGCATCCTTGATGACAGAGGTGATAGGTACGTCGATGCCACCACGGTTGACGACCTTCTTCTTACCATTCTTGTCAATGATTTCTACATTCTCTCCGCCAACTTTTACTGTTTGTTTTCTACGAGATAATACAGAAGATGCACCTAAAGATATACCATCTTTATCTTTATTTAATTTATTTAAATCGGTTACTTTTAATTCTTTTCTTGTACGTTTATCGTAATAAGAAAGTTTATCGTAATCAATTCTATCTACGTGTTCCATATACTTCTTACGAAGTTCAGGGATACGGTTTTCTTTTTCACTACGTTTATAGTTAAGCCCATGTTTATATGCATCGATAACAACCATTGAATGTTTTGTTGCTCGAGCTAACTCTTCATTGGATGCACCACGCAAAGTCATATCAGTAATAAGATTAGATACAATTCCCATTTGTTTCTGTTGATACTCTTTACTGATAGGTTTGAAGGAACCTGCTGGGTCTTTGTATTTCTTAGGGTCAAACCCTTTCAACTCCTTGAGCATAGGAGCAGATTTATACTTACCTTCATTGTTTGGGATAACATAAGCTACGTCACCATCGAAGTCGGCACCTGATAGTTTACCTGCTACCTTTGGATGGATACCAATAGCATCAGGAGAATCACCACCAATTAGTTTCTTACCTGGACCTTTGTTGTTTACAATAAGCTCAGGGATTTCGAAGCGACCAGCGTGTGGATAACGTACCAATATAACACGAGTACCATCTTCGTAACGAGGAGCGAATACTTCGTTCTCTTTCATGTTAGGAACTGGTAGCAATACATGACCACGGAAACCAGCAGGAGCTGAGGCTTTAATATGTACAGCCTTAGACTCAGTAGTTTGGATATAATCTTCTAATAGTTTACGTTTAACTATAGGATTATCTACTTTCATGATTTCATCGTAGTCTGTATCGTGTTCTTTTAATGTAGCACGTAGACGTTCACGAACAACAGGACGAGGTTGTTTAGCCAAGAACTGAGATGATAATGTCTTAGACCAATCATTCCAATCTCCTTCTTCGTTGACAATATTAACCTTGCCGACCTTGTAGATAGGAGTGGACAGCTTATGACCAATACGTTTCTCTTCAGCAGCGGTTGCAACTTTATCAACAACAGGATTACCTTTCTTATCTAGAAGAGGTGGTTGTCGTTTAACTGCGGCAGAGAATGGGTCATCTTGATTAATCCTACCATCAATAAGGTTCAATGGTTTAAGTACATCCTCTTTAGGCGTGCCTTTCTTTTTGTTCGTGTTAAAGATAACATCGACACCGTCTGGAAACATCTTATCGTCTCCATAAATAGCCATACCTTTTAGATAGTGAGTGTCACCTACAGCGATACGAACTTGGGCATACTTTTTGCCTCCTAAGTTGATATCTTTTGAGCCAGGACGAATATACATAACACCATCTTGTGTTTCTCCATCCTTATCAGTACCGTGACCTTTCTCACCTTCTGGAATAGCGTACTTAATTTGTAGACGGTTCCATGGAATACTAGTTACATCTTGTAGTTTTTGGATATTTGTTGTTCCAGCACTATCTGCACGATATTTGGTAGAACGAATCTTATCCTTGTTGTTATAGACATCTTTAATTGTCTTATCTGCAGTAGTAAGCACAGCAGTTTGAGGTTTGTTCATCGGATTAGTGGCATTTGGTACGTTAATCTTATAAAATGCGTACTCACCACTATCTACCAATGCACGACGAGCAGACTTAAGACGATCTTCAGATACACCTAGTTGTGCTTCGACACCTTCACCCACATCAAGATATCCTGTTTGTGCTACAGACTCTTTGAGTCTAGCTACAAGCTCTTGTGTTGTGATGCGGTCTGCACGTTCTTTTAGTGTTTCTTGATTAAGAGCCTTACGAACACTTGTTTCAGACCAACCAGTCTTCTCCATAATTTCCCGTACAGGTCGTCCATCTGCAAACATGTTTTTAGCAAGCTCAGTATTGTATTGGCGTTGTTGTTCGCGCATAATATTGATTTTACTACGTAATGCATTGACAGACATACCTTCTAGGTCTGCAATTTTCTTATACACTTCGTTGCTGTCAAGACCTTGAGCCTTAAATTCTTTAAGACGACGTTGGTGTCGTTGAATCCATTCTAGGTCACCAGGTGACATATGTTGGTATGGATTCTTACCAGAACCTTTAGGATATCGTCCTGACGTGGCCGTACCAATGTGCATAAGAATGTCTTGTGATTCTTCACTAACCTCGGCTAGCTCTTGAGGTGTGTAGTAATCTTTCATTTTCAGGAATTCCTTTCTAAAAATACGTAAAAATACAGCTATTTTAGAATGCCTCTGAGAGGCTCTGAGAGCCCGTATAAGCCGTTTTACGCGTTTCTGGTATAATTGTGCACGATATACCCTAACGTTGAATATACACTATTCTGTGGCTTCTGAGACGTATTCTGACGCGTCTAACTGTATAATCTTGTATTTTAGCAGATTTTTAGATTGTTTGTCATAATATATTATGATAAAAAATGAAACGAGTAGTGAGACTTCACCTACTCTAAAGAATGAAATAGGGCAAATTCCTATTTCCTCTCTATTAGAGAAGTGGAAAAGGCAAAAATATGTGCGGTTTTAGTCAAAAAGAGGTTTCTGGTCCTCCTTCCATTCAACATAAATACGGTCGATACTACGTTTGCTATACTTATCTTTGTATTTGTCATAGATTGTATCAGGTACTAGACCTTTAGTAAAATCTTCGTAGATTTGATTACGAGCTGAACCGTTCTTGAATGTTCCTCTAGGACGTCCAGGACGTTTCTTACATTTACTGTAATCTAGATTGTATTTATCTAAATATCGTTTAAGCGAATAACGACTACTAAACCCCATTTCTCGTTGAATTAGTTCTAATGGCCATTCATGGTCTACAAGCCATTGTACATCTTCTAGTTTGATATCTTCTGGATTACGTTGTGTTGATTTAAATTGTGTATCTTGTGCGGTCAATCTTGCTACCCTTTCATATACTTCGTAATAATGTTTAATAATAAAATTAGTTCCTTGTCGTTCTTGTACTGCATTAAAAACTGTATTTTTTAATGGGAAACGATTTGGGTCGCCTAATTCGTATGTCATAACACTTGCCATTTCTTCAATTGTTTTTAGGTCTTGTTTACGTGTTGCATCATAATCATCATAATGTATTGTATAATTATCGTACACAAATTTGTCGCGTTTTTCATACCAAACAAGCCCGTCTACACCAAACACCTCAAGTGCGTGATTAATTCTTTCTTCGATAGCATCATCAGAACAAAAATAGTCCGTATAATGTTTCTTTGTTTTTTCGAAGTTATAATCATAGTAACAATAAACACGCATAATCTCCCTATCTAGCCTTGTTATATCTCTTGGTTTAATGTTTTGTTTATCTAGGACATCGTATAAGGTTTGTTTATTATCAACTATACCTGGTCCTAATCTATGTAGCACCTCATTTACCGATATTGTATCATGCATAATATAAATTGCCATAAATCGACAAATAACATCTATTTGGTGTGGACGTAAATAATCACCATTACGTCTAGACCTTGCAAATATTCTAAAAGGATAAAATGGATTTAAATGTGCAACTTCCTTATATTGATAATTATCATACTCTTTAATACGTTTTTGCATTATTTTTAATCTGTCTAGTTGATTATCTAACTTATATTTATCCATCTCTATTCTAATTGACATGACTCTCTCCTTTTTTCTAATATTTTTCTAATAATTGTACATATTTTTTATTTTTTACTCAGAAAGTGTTTTAGTTTTTTCTATATTTATTTATAGAAAAACTCAATATAAAAGTTAAGTAAAAAAGTAAAAAAACACCCATTTTTACCCCAAAAACACCCCATTTTAGGCCATTTTTGAGCATTTTTGGACATTTTTAAAAATGACCGCACAAAACCCCCCTTTTTTATAGTCACATTTTGCCCCAAAAACACCCAAAAACACCCCATTTTTACCCCAAAAACACCCCATTTTTAGCTAAAATGTGACTACGTATATCGCTGATTTGTGCGGTACCCACATTTCACTTCCATTTTCTAACATCTCATGTGAGGTTTTCTAACATGACATGTAAGGTTTGGTACCCATTTTACCCATCATTTCCACCCATTTTTGTCTATAAAATCCTCAATTTCGACATCTTTACTGACATTTTACACCTCATATTTCTCAAAATAATCGCGATTTGGGCCCCAAAAACTAGCATTTATATCGTTTGCATACAACATAAACAGCCTTTCGAAGGTCAAATTGAACACTTCTAGTACCTCAATACCCACAATATCATACCCAAAATACCCTTTTAAGTGCTCAAAAGTCTCATTCCAACCCTCCTGACAAGGCGGAAACTCGTTCAAATTCAAGTGATTATACATAATTTTACTAATATCATCGAACCTAGACTGTATTTCTTCGTCCAAACGGCACTTAGAATTCATCGAAATGGGCTTATCAACAACAAATCTACCGAAATTATCGTCAAAAACAGCCTCATAATCACCATAAACCTCAACATTTTCCCCATTAATATCAACAATACAAGCCATAATCACTCCTCCTCGTCCCAAAATCTAGCATTTATCCAGGCAATAACCACTGTAACAAGCCCAAATCCAACCTCTACAGCACGTTTTAACCCTACAACTACGTTCGTAACAATTAAATACGACCCTAGAATCGCTCTCTCAGCAAGCCAAATGAATATATTCTCCCCATCAATCTCGAAATCGTTATCCATTCCTACAATAAACAATACAAAACCTAACCACAATACAAGGTTCATTAGACCATACCACATGTTATTCATACAACAAAACCTCCACAATATCCAATTAAAAAAGAAAGCAACGGTAATAAACCGCGCTTCCGATCTTAGTTTTCTTCTACAATTTCGTCTTCTGACAATTCCATATCAACTTTGTCTTTGATATCAGAAATAGCATCCATAATTGAATCTTTGCTTGCCATACCAACCACCATAGCACCCATCATGTATTGTGCCAAAGTATATCCATCAAATTTATCATCATCACCAATCCCGTCACGATTCATCAATGAGCGAGTTAGTTCTTTAACAATAAAATGAATTTCCTTACTTTGAGCATTGTTTACATCTAGGTCTAGGTAGGCCTTAGCAATACAATCATCAAATTTAGATACATATCTCAATTCTTTATAAACTTCGTTTGACATAACAATGTCCTCCAATTAATAATATAGTTAGGGTTTCTCTCCCTATTATACGCGTAGAAAATAAAGTTTACTTATTATACAATGTAACTATTTTATCCATATGCTTTATATAATCAGAAGGGTTATCTTTACCAATTGGAATATCAGGTATAACTCCACCAATTACAAAACCAGTCCAGTTGTTAAAATGTTTCAATGTTACTTCAGAATAATACATACCAACCTCACAATCCGTACTGAATCCATAAGAACTCTCAAGTATCACCTTTTGTCCACTTAATAAATATATAGTGATAGCGAACTTACACGACACACCATGGTTTTCATCGTGAACAGCATTAGGAAACTTAATATTGTAACAATGTATATATTTAACATTATCGGCAATCCACTCCATCGCTACAGGGTAATACAAGGCAAATTGTTCTTTAACTGTATCCGCAGTCTCTTTTACGTAATAACTCATATAATATCACCCCACAATCCATCTATACACAACGAATAATACAATATAGACTATATTATTAGCAATGCCCAAAACAACTTTATTTCTAATATATTCCTTCCTTTCTTCGCCTTCCTTATCGTTAACATCGTTGCTTTTAACATACCCGATAAAGAAACAAATACCGAAACTCAAACCGTATGATATCTCAGGAAATCCAATTTGATGCACAATCGTATTCCAACCAAACATAAACACAAACGCATCAAAGAACGAATTACCAATAGCCAACAACAAATATACCAAACTTTCAATCATTCTACATTTCCTCCATTAAGTTTTACAATACGATTATAACGCAATTCCATACCATCAATGAACTCTTTAAAAGTCTCTTCGTTATCCCCAACAGAAATACTCTGCATTCTTTCTTGCCAACCATCCAAATCCTTTTCAAGATTAATAGTTAAGAACAAGAGATATACTTCATCCATAGTTAATCCTTTTCTACCATTAAAACCTAAATCCATAAGAGCTTTAATGTAATCACAACTATAAACAGTATTAACCAGTCTTGTTTGCTCTGGTGTAGCATTCTCGGTGTAATACTCTAAAATAGACATATCATCCATTGTCCTCTTCCTCCTCTTTATATTCAGCCAACTCCTCATCAACAACTTCTAAATATAATTTCATTGTTGATTCCTCACTAGCACAACCAATTTCGCTGTCTACCCACTCTGACATTTCCAAATCACGTTCAAATGCAGCACGAGTATAAATAACCATTAAGTCTGCTTTCGTGAAATTCTTTTTCTTTGACATATTATAATCGTCAAGAATACTATCAAGCTCATGACTATACAACTCTCTAATCTTTACCCAATCTTCTTTAGTAGCATTCGAACAAAAATATTGCATAACTCCGCCTACTGCCATTATTCAATTACCTCTACTTTTGCTTTATCTTTCGAAACATATTCATTCATCATGTTTTGGATTTCTCTCACCCAATCACCTTTATCAATATCAAACTCACCTTCGGCAAAACGAAGATATCCATTAAGATGTTTAGCAGGATATACATCAACACTACCATTATCTTGTTTTACTCTTTCGACTGCAGGTGAGAACACACGAACAGTCAACACGTGATAATCAACATTTGAAGGAATAGATACATCAATATCAATCCTATAATCATTAACCAAATCAATAATAACTTTATATGTATTTTCAGGCATATTGTAACCTTTTATAACTTTATATCTAGTTAGTTCATACCCATCAATTAATCCTAAAGATGTATAGTAATCAACCCAATTAATAATAACAGGGTTTAATCTATAGTACAAAATATTAATAAAATCTTTCATAATCCTTCCTCCTATCTCGAAGTCATCTCAGCCCAAATCATCAACAATACAATAATAACTAATAATGACATATCAAATACATCCCCCAAATCCACAATAATACAAACAACTCAAATACAATTCGTCGTGTCGTGTCTTTAATAAGATGCGGTGGCATAAATACCACAATCGTTGCAGTAATAAACATTAATGTTGTAACAAAGAACAATAACATAGCATCCTCCTAACCAAACATTACCCACAAACATAAAATTAATAATACAATATAAAATATAGACATCTTAATACTCCTTCATAATAACGTCTAAATACTCGTTCTTTTGCCCTCTGTTGGCCCTAAAATAAGACCTGTAGGAATACCTACGACCTTCATAACGCCACTCTACAGCGTCTCTCAGAGCCTCTGGGAGGCCTTTATCGCCCACATCTACAATACCAAGAGCGTCATTCTTCTTGTCGTAAAGTACGTGTATTGTTTTCATTTTTATGTTCTCCAATCTTAACTTTCATGTAAGGTTGACCTCCAACAAACTTAGTACCATATTGACTATCATCTTCCTCAGGCGATTCGTAAGTCGTTGTTCTATCTATATAAAATTCAATAGGTTTTGGAGATTCATATACCCATAAATCCTCATCCCTGGTAGTATAATAATCACGCCCATATTCGGCGTTGTATTCTCTATGTTTGTTAGACATAATTCTAGCATTTCTTATACTGATACGATATATATGAATATTGCCATTACAAGTATCTGTGGAATATTTAACATTATTAATACTTGTTGTCATAATACTCATCTCTTTACCATCGAATCCAACTTTAACAACAACTTCTACATTTTCTTTCATATTATTATCCTTTCAAAAAAAAAAGAATACTAGCCGAAACCAGTATTCTAATAGTTTATTCATTATATTGATTTTCTTTGCTAATTTGTTTAGTTTTATTACTATACAAATCTGAGTAGACTTTAGTTTTCTTTTCAAGATTTTTCTTTGAGATTTTTGCAGCACCTAACAATACAAGCCCTGTTCCGATAATACCTGCGCCCATACCTTTTAGGAATGAGAAGCATTTTTCTTCTTCCAATTCCTCTTCGGTTATAGTCACAATATCCTCGTCACGAGAAATTGCATCCATTACAGTGCTGAAGTTCTCAGTACCAATCTTTTCAACATCAATCTTAACTCCATCTTTATAATAATATCTAGCCATAACAATAGCCTCCTTCTAAATAATCTAGGGTCTCTCTCCCTATTATACTAGAGGAAAATAAAAATAATAAAAAAAAAAAAGAAGAAGAGTAAAGAACTCTTCATTACTTTCTATTTTTAAGCCAAGTGTCAAGTGCTAACACACCCATTACTGTATACATACCTGCATAGAAAAACTTTAGTTTGACATTAACATCTTCTTCTTTACTTCTTTCTATCGTATTGCTTTCAAGATTAATTCGTTCATGACGATAATAATCTTTTCTTGCAGCTTGACAGTATTTTTCAATAAACTCGATATTATCTTTCAAATCTAGTTTTTCTCTTACAAGTTCATACATTTCATCTTCAGCTTGTTTGCATTCTTCCTCCCACTTTCTATAGCGAGCAATTTGAGCTTCTTTTTTCTCAATCTTCTTTCCATAAAGTTCGTATTTAATCTTTTCAATAATTTTCATTTCAATCCCTTACCTTTCGTGAACATATCAATAACCTTCTGAGTACCATCATCAAACTTAGGTTTCATGCTAGCT